TCCCCTTAATAGAGCAGGAGAACACTCCCAGCGATAAGGGCACTGGTGGAACAGAGCCTACCAAAGCAGCTGGTGCCAGTCAACAAACCCTCAAATTCGACTGATATGATAGACCCAGAGATTAAGGAGCAGCTAGACCGCATCGAGCAGTATTCGCTGATAGCAGCAAAGAATGTGCTCACCATCAAGGAAGCTGCAATCATACTAGGTATGACGGTTCGAGGAGTGAGAGAAAACGTCAGAAAGCACATACTCCCCTGCTACAAGCCGAATGTCAACCTACTCTACTTCAAGAAGAGCGAGTTGGAAGACTGGATGATGCAGAACCGCAGCAAGAGCATGGCAGAGATAGAATCAGAGGCAGCAGCCTATTGTGTAACCCATTAAACAGATAAACTTATGATAGCAGATGTAATGCTTGTGGCAGCAGTTGTCACATTCGTTATTACCGCATTGGAAATCCGCTCCTACTTCAAGGAAGTGAGCGAGTAGAGCCTCGGATATATGGAGATTGAACCTCAATATGAAATGTTGAATTTAAATTATTAATAATCAATTAATTAAGATATGTTGTGTTCCATGTTTTTAGGTGGACGAAAGTCCGTTCGGTGCAGCAGAGGTTTTTTGGAGTTTGCTACTCCCAGTCTCCACAAGTTATAAATATAGTCATTTTTTACTCATGTTTTTAAGTTAGTTAGATTGTTGATTAGACAGCGCAAGTAGCTCAGTTGGTCAGAGCAAGAAGGTTCATCGCCTTCATGTGTCGTGGGTTCGAGTCCCACCTTGCGCACCATATAGCCCGATTCCAAGGCTTTATATCGGATAGGATAAACCTTCCTAGAGAGGTACACGTACCCAAAAGGAGCATCGTTAACCACAGATGATGCTTAGACGTGGAAGTGGCAAGTTAATACATACACCCACTGGGTGGAATTTGGAACGCTTGGAGTTCACTTGTGAAGATGCAGACCTCATGCCGTGACCCTTAAAGATAAGGTAGCAGAAAGGTAGAAGCGCACAACTACAAATCGGTTCTAATGCAGCCAGCACGTTTAACTCTACGTTGTTCTTAGTATAGGTTCATAATATATTGTTAAAATGCAGTTCATAATCTACAAATGTTTGCGATTACGAGTGCTGGGAGTCCTAAGCCTCCATAAATGCAGAAGGGAACCAAGGAGCGATTCAGCATCCGGCAAGATTGTATAGATGTAGCTCCACGGAGGTGGCAGTTTTAATCATATTCATTTTACTGCCCCTCCTTTATTAAGGAAATTGAAGATATTGACATGTTGAATTTACCATACAGATTACATTTGCGATGCGGTAGCGACCGCTCAGGTTATATAAAAATAACGAACACTCGCCCCCACCATTCGTGAGAACCGTGGGGTTTTATTTTTAACATCAAAACAAAAAAGATATGAGATATAAATCAAGCAGTTGTCATGATTGTCTGTTTCTGACGATATGTGACAATCCTGATTGCAACCCAGAAGGTGGCTACAGATGCAGCCGATATGAATGGAAGTATCAATAACAACTTAAATACATATAAGATATGAAAGAACTTATCGCAATTCAATCGGAACTGAAAGCCCCGAAGAGCCAGTTCAATAAATTCGGTGGCTACAAGTATCGCAAGGCTGAGGACATTTTGGAAGCCGTCAAGCCTTTACTCGCCAAGCAGAAATGCACGCTCATCATCACCGATGATGTAGTCTTGATAGGCAACCGCATCTACGTGAAGGCAACTGCTACCATAAAGAACGAGAAGGGCGAGTGTGAAACAACCACTGGTTGGGCTAGAGAAGAGGAAACCAAGAAAGGTATGGATGGCAGTCAGATTACTGGTGCATCATCCTCCTACGCCAGAAAGTATGCCCTAAACGGTCTCTTTGCCATTGATGATAATGCTGATTCTGATACCACCAACGATGGGCAACATCAGGCATCGCAGCAGCAAGCGCAGACTCAGGTACAGCAGCCAGCAACACCCCAATATCACACCAATGACTTGAACGAAGGATTGGAATACCTGAGCAGATGTGTCAACAAGGATAATCTGGTATGGGTAGTTCAGACATACAAGCCGCTCACCGCCAGCCCTCAGTTCATGCAAGCAGTATCAGCCAAGAAGAAACAATTAGGATTACAATAATATGACAGCAGAAACAAAGAAAATCACTCTGAATGCGCCAAAGGTTACATTCTTTGAGGAATCTCATCAGTACTTCCTTGGAGAGAAAGAACTGAAAGGTGTAACTGGAACGCTCATCAAGAAAGCCTTCCCCGACACCTACAAGAACATTCCTGAATCGGTATTGATGAAGGCAGCAGAGCGAGGAGGTCTTGTCCACAACACGTTTGAAACCTTCTGTTCAATCTTCGATGCAGACCTCAAACAATACCCGAACCCTACGGAAGAGCTTCTTGCCTTCAATAGCATGTTAGTCACATTCGACTTACACTACATCGCATCAGAGTATCTTGTTACAGATGGCGAGAACTTCGCATCTGCCATTGATGGAATCTTTGCCGATAGCGAAGGTAACATCTATCTGGTAGATTACAAGACCACCGCCACCCTTCACTACGACAACGTATCTCTCCAGCTATCCATCTATGCAAAATGGTTCGAGGAGCAGAATCCTGACCTAAAGGTGAAGGAAATTGTCTGCATGTGGTTCAAGAACGGACAGAGCAAGTTCCAGCCACTCCCAAGGGTATCAGATGAGCAGATAGACGAATTAATCAACGCTTATCTCTCTGATGATGCAGAGTACCAATATAAGGTGGAGGTTCCTGAGCAGTTCTCGGAACTGGAGCAGGAGTACAGACTTATCACCGCTCGTATGGATGCCCTTAAGATTAAGCAGGATGGTTTGAAGGAGCAGATAATGAAGATGATGGAAGCCAACAAGCAGAAATCCATCAAGACCAATATCGGTTCTTACTCTTATGTTGCAGCTACCACCAAGAAGACCTTCGACACGAAGCTGTTCAAGGACACGGAGCCAGAGCACTATGAGTACTATCTAAAGGAAACGACAACAAAGCCGTCAATAAGAATCAAACTTAATTAAGTATAGATATGAACGTAAAGTTTACAGGCAAGATTATTGCAGCAGGGCAAGTTCAAATGGGAACTTCCCAAAACGGAACCCAATGGAGTTCCGTAGAGTACGTTATTGAGGAACTGAATCAGCAGTACCCTTCAAGAGCAGTTATCCAAGTTTACGGTTCTGACAAGATTCAGCAGTTCGGCATTCAGGTAGGCGAAATCATCACCGCCAACATCGGATTGAAGGCACATCAGTCTAGAGACGGACGATGGTTCAACCAGTTGGATTGTTGGAAGGTAGAACGACCAAATGCCCAGCATCAGGGACAGATGATGCAGAGTCAGATAGGTCAGGTTCCTCAGCAGCAAGCAACCAACTATCCACATCAGACAGCACCTATCCAGCAGCAGATGCAGAATTTTCCACCTCAGGTTAATGCAAATGGTCAACCTATTCAGCAGAACGCTCAATATGCAGGTGGTCAGCAGAAAAGTGGTCTCCCATTCTAAGCATTAATATATAATGTATGGAAATTCATCTAGTAAGAACCTCCACTGGTCTTCGTCCATACACGGATGATGATTACGAGGAAATGAAAAAGATAAAGGTTGGTTCCATCGTCAAGGCGAATATCGTACGACCACGCAACGTAAAGTTCCATCGTAAGTTCTTCGCCCTTATCAGAGCAGCATGGGATAGTCTCACCGAGCAGCAGCGCATCAACCTCCGCTCAATAGACACATTCCGTGAGCAGCTTCTTATAACATCAGGATTCAGCGAACCGCTTTACGACCTCAACGGACAGAAGTTCTTGGAGAGAGCAAAGTCTATCTCCTTCGCCAAGATGGATGAGCCAGCCTTCAACGAAGTATATAGTAGATGTCTTGATACCATCCTAACCATTCTCATGGCTAATGGTATTACAGAAGACGAGTTTAATAACATTTTACAAAATTATAGTTAGTATGACACGTAGAAACGACAAGCGCAACAACAGACGCAATAGCCGTCAGCGCAACAACAACCAAGAAGTATCTCCATTCGTTCAGATGATTATTGGAGCAATCCTTAGAAAGGGTGCTGGTATGATTGCCAATGCCTTGATGGATAAGGCAGGAGAGAAGACAGAAGAGCAGCCAAATGACATCCCATACGAAGGAACCCGAAAGGTTGGCAACCATGTAGAGTCTTCTGTTATCGTCAAGAATGACGGAACCGCCACCGAGATTCCTGTACCTGATGGTTACGAGGTTTTCATTAGCGAGGAAGGAAAGCCGATGATTTGCAAGAAGAAGAAGCTGGTATGGATGGAGAAGGAGCCTGATGCGGCGGATGGTTCTCCTGTTACATACGATGATATTTGCAAGAAGTTCTTCTTGGATAAAAAGATATTCTTTATTGTTGGTAAAGAAATTGATTATGGAAAAGGACACGATGAGAACTATAATGATTTTGATAACTGCACATCTGAGGCACAGGCTAAGCGCATGGCTGCTTTCAACAAGTTGCAGAACATCGCAAAGTATCTCAATGGTGACTGGAAACCAAAATTTGATGGTAATACAGAACTTTGGGATATTAACGTAGCTTATGATAGCGAAGAATATATACCTTGTTCTAGTGTTGTCTATAACAATGGCATGGTTTACTTCAAGTCTGAGAAACTCGCCAATGAAGCCATCCGCCTGATGGGTGAAAAATCTCTCAAAGACCTTTTCTCAACCGACTGGTAATGGCAAGCTACGCTGAAATCAAGGCAAAGCTACAGCAGGAAGACAAGAAGATACGTAAGCGTTCATCCTATAATGAGCACAACTTGCAAGCCGCAGAGGTCAGGTATATCCGTGGGGTATATCCTGACCTTGAAGGAGTCTTCTTTGCCGTTCCAAATGGTGGCAAGCGAACCTCCCGACAAGCCGCATGGTTGAAAGAAGAAGGTATGAAGGCAGGAGTATCAGATATGCTGCTCCTGAAGCGAACATCCCAGTACGGTTTCCTCTGCATCGAAAATAAAACACCGAAAGGTAGGCAGGAACCTGAACAGAAGGTATTCCAACACGAAGTAGAACTGCATGGTGGCAAGTACATCATTGTCCGCTCTATAGATGAATTTATCAAAGCAATCGACAATTATTTAAATGGTGAACTATGAATGATGTAATTATCATGAACGGAAAGGATTTCGTAACCAAGCTAAACGAAGCCATCCAGCTTCTAGAAGAGAATGGATATAAGGTTACTGCTCCTCCAAAGGCAGTCAAAGACGAATATACCTTTGAGCGAGCATGGAATCTTTACGAAAAGAAGGTTGGCTGCAAGACTAAACTGGAAAAGAAGTGGAACTCCATGAGCCTGAAAGACCGCAAGGCAGCTATAGAGTACATTCCTCTCTATGTAATCTCCCAACCCGACAAGCAGTACAGAAAGAACTTCCAAACTTTCCTCAACCAGCGAGGATGGGAAGACGAACTCATCGGAGCGACACCACCGCCAGCAGCCGTTAACGAGAACCCTTCCGAAATCAGCCAACTAATCGCCAAGACCAAGGTAGAGAAGCAGATTACGGAAGAAGACAAGAACCACGCTTTCCGTAAGCGAATATATGGTATGATTGAAGTTCTCGAAAAGAACCCTCAGAGCTTCTGTAGAAAGCAGTTGGAGATATATCGTGACAATGGAACCTTGGAACGCTTGGGCATCCAGTGGAATCCGTAACATCTACGAAACCGTTTACCACAATGATACAAATCAGCAAGTACAACAAGCAGCATCCTCTCCGAGTCTTTGAGGCCTTTGCAGGGTATGGCAGTCAGAGCCTAGCCTTCAAGTACCTCAAAGATAAGCATCCTGAGTTCGACTTCAAGGTAGTGGGCTACTCCGAGATTGAACCTTCCGCTATCCAAGCCTACGTACTCCTTCACGGAAGAGATATTACGAACTTTGGAGACGTGACAAGGATAGACTGGAATGATGTTCCTGACTTCGACTTCATCAGTTGGTCTTCTCCCTGCCAAGACTTTTCCAACGCAGGACTCCGCAAAGGAGCAGAAGAAGGTAGCGGCACACGTTCATCCCTTATCTTTCAGGAGAAGAGAATGCTGGCAGTCAAGAAACCCAAGTATGTGATGCTGGAGAACGTGAAAGGTCTTCTATCAAAGTCAATGAGAAAGTACTTCTTCCAGTACATCAGAGACCTCGACTCCTTCGGTTACACCTCTTTCTACAAGGTTCTTAATTCTAAGGACTATGGAATTCCTCAGAATCGTGAGCGTATCTTCGTTATCTCCATACTACGAACAGAAGACGAGCCGAACCCAGAGTATCACTTCCCTTCTCCTATCAAGCTAGAGACAACGGTTGAGGACATCTTGGAAGACAACGTATCTCCCGAATATTTCCTATCACAGCAGCTCCTAGAAAAGTATCTCACAAAAGCAGACATCAATGAATCAATCGAAAAACTCTACCCAGAAGATAGCAATACCGAAAACTGCTGATGGATGCTCTGTAGCAGTCACAGCCAGTTTCTCTATGATAAGTGTCATGAACCTCATAGACACCGCTCATTATCCGAAAGGTGGAGTTTTAATCATCAAAAGAATCAAATAGAATGCGAGAAACGTGGAAAGAATGTGTCGGTTTTCCTAACTACCAAATTAGCAATATAGGTAGAATAAAGAATAAAGACAAGATAATGAAACCGCACAACAGATGGGATGGATATTATCATATAGGTTTATGGGGAGAAGATGGCAAAAGGCATTACCCAGTAATACATAGACTGGTAGCATTAGCATTCTTACCCAATCCTCAAAACCTTCCGCTTATCAACCATAAAGACGAAAATCGGCACAATAATAGGTTGGATAATCTTGAATGGTGTGACTCTTCTTATAATATAAGATATTCGTTGAAACGTAGAAAATATGGAAGGAAAATGATAATAAAGCCCAATGAAGTCTTAATCATAAAAAGAGTAAGCTAATGTGCGACAAAATTATAAAGCTAGCAAACCTCCAATTAAAAGGCAGAATAGAGCAGCAGACCAGAGTCTATTCCACAAAGGGAATCTCTCCTACTCTCAATTCTGCTATGGGTCACGGAGGTAATTGCATCCCACTATTCTTAATCGTCAAAGAGATATGATAACAGGAGGAAAGAGAATGAAATCCATGCTCCTATCAGGGAAGGTGAAACCTGATGTAGGCGGTCAAGTTCTCGACATCTACAACCAATCTGTTTTGCAAGGAATCTCACCTACCATCAAGACAACCATTGATACAGCAAACATGACATTCGTTACAATCATGAATAAAGAAATCATTCACACCGCACCAAACGGAAAGAAATACTCAATCCAAATCAGGAAGTACACTCCAAGAGATTGTTTCCGACTGATGGGAGTACATGAAGCTGACATAGACAAACTCCTGAGCAAGGAGAAGACTGGTCAATTCATTATCAGCAAGAGCAAACTCTATGCCCTTGCAGGAAATTCAATAGTAACCAACTGCCTGACCGCCATGTTCGAGGAACTGATATTCCCTTCGGGTAATCACTACCACGACAAGACAGGTCAGCTATCCCTATTTTAGCTTATGGATATTTTCGGATATATCAAGGTAGGCAAGCGAGTAAGCAAAGCCCATCTCCTTCTCTTTGAAGGCAAGACCCTTATCATGTGGTACAAAGACAAGCCTATCATCGGAACCATGATAGATGGGAAATGGTGCTGCATGGACATAAACGGAAACAAAGAAATCCTCATGTATCAATCTTTAGTTACACACGTCTCATTCTTACCTTCACCTCATTAAGACAGAAAAAGAACAAATCCTAGACATCATCGCTGAGATTCAGGCAGAGCGTGAAACAGAACACATCATTCCGCCCCACGTCCTCACAGCCGAAATCATCAACAGAGGATTTCATAAACCTTATCAAGCCATCAACGAGTTATGCGCAGAAGGCAAGATAAATTGGTGTAAAACCCTCAACGACATGGCATTCACTTTCAGTAAATCGTAAAAATAAACAATAGAAAAGATATGGAACAAACACCACTCACACAGCAACTGCTAAAGCAGTTTATGACCAAGGCATACGAAAATGCCAAAGCCAAGGGCTTTTATAAGCCAGATTTAGACATCAACAAAGAGTTAATGCTCATCATCACAGAAATGGGCGAAGCCATTCAAGCCAGCCGTCACAACCTCCACGGAAGCATAGACGGCTACAACACGTATCTAGAAGTATCAGATGAGCATGTTGCCTACGAGGAATCATTGGAAGGAACCGTAGAGTCAGAGTTTGCAGACATAACTCTACGTATCATTTCGCTTTTAGGATGGTATGACTCTCAGAATACAATCTGTCTGATGAATGACACCGAACTCAAAAAGACAGAAGAGTTTCACAAGGTAGAGTTTGAGCATGGAAACTATTGCCTTCCTACAGCCATGTACCTCATCATCACTCGCATCACCTACTTTCCCTTCTCCTGCTCACCAGCATGGATGAACACGCTACGCTTGCAGGATATTCTGGTGCAAGTCTTCGCCCTAGCCCACGCAGAAGGCATAGACATAGTAGAGCACATCAAATTGAAAATGCAGTATAACGAATCTCGTCCGTACCTTCACGGATGCTTATATTAGGAGGAAATAATATGTTTGGAATAGAACAGATTCAAAGAAGATGTTTAATGACTTTGAGTGATGGTAGCAAAATCCAAGCTACCATCACCATCCCGAAGCCCACCAAGCCAATCTTCCCTGAGCAGATGGAACGTCAGTTCATTGAGAATTTTAATAATTCGCAACCTCTTGCAGTAAACAAGGTCGTCAAGTGTCACATAATTAGAAATTAAAGCGTATGGAAGATTTATCTATTGGGGCAGAAATCATCTTAAAGGTGGTTGAGACCGAGAAAGAAGAATGCAATGGCTGCTTTTTCAATGAGATATGTAGTAACATTTATGAAAATGTTTGCGGTGATTTTAACTGTAGCGCAAGCACAAGAAAAGACGGTAAGAATGTTCAATTTAAGAGAGTGAAATAATATGGCTACAGCAAATTTTGAATGATACAACTTCCACGACACAGAATGAGCGAAAGTAAGTCAAGGCTTTATGCCCATATACCTTCTTAACCCCAGCACAATACTGGTCGTGGAGGTCATTATAAAACTTAATAATATGATAGATAAGAAAGTAGAAGAAGCCAAGGAAGAAATCTATGAAGATAGATTTCTGTTAAATGGCGAAGAAGTAGCATTCGATAATGATGCTAAAGAGGAAATGTTCTGCAAAGAGGACATCAAAGAAGCCATTGGACTAGGTGCTAAGTGGGCTATCAATGAGTTTATTAAAGACTTGTGGCATCCTGCTAATGAGAAACCAAAAGAATTTAACCATTACGGATTTGCCGCTTTATATATATTGCAGTATAATCATCAAATTAGAATGGTATTTTATGATAAGGACCATATGAGTTGGAAGAATTTAATTAGTATCAATGAATATTGGCTTTATGTTGATGATTTACTGCCAAAGCAGGAAGGAGGTGAGCAATGAAAGCAAGACTAGCTAACAAGATACTTCTTGGTTCCGAAAAGAAGAAAAATAGATATTGGCTGAACAGAGTAGTTAAAGCTGGTTTAGGTTGGAAAGAAGACCAAAGAGTGGCAAAAGCACTTCATGTTTATCATCGTAAAAAGTAAGCGTATGGCACAGAAATATATTGAATGTGATATTGTTGAGTATGACAACAAAGTAATGTTTAACTCCTTTGGGTATAAATAAATAGAGTATGACATCAGAACAAGTAGCAAAAGTATTGAGTCTCTAGGTAAACGAAATGTCTGCTTTCAGTATGGGGACAAATTATATGTAGTTAAGGGAATAAACGTAACAAATGATAATGTGATTCTGGTTAGTGAACTTCCTTCGGGTATAAATAGATAATATGAAGAAAATAAAAATTAAAGACTGCTTTGATAAAGAATGATTCATTCTTATCAAAGCAGTTTAAATTAAATAAGGATAAAAGTTAAATGCAATATGGCACAAGAAGGATGGATATGCCCTAGATGTGGAAAGGTAAACTCACCTTGGGTAGCACAATGTTTCTGTAATAGGAACACTCAGATATTACATAAAGTCGGTGCTCCTTACTATGAAGGAGACCAAGCAACGTGTAACGCAAAGGAGGATAAGCAATGAGCACAACAACAGCAATAAACGAAATCATTCATATTCGTAGAGAAATGTATGATAGAAAAAAGAATCTATTCGACCCATCTGTATCAGCAGACATGGTATTAGAATGGTTAGATGATATTCAAAAAGAGTTGTATGACTAGAATATGGACAGAAAACAAGTTAAGGAAATTTTGCCAATTTTGACAGCTTTTGCAGATGGCAAAGCAATACAAAGCAGATGTATTAAAGGTGATACATCACTTTGGTATGATGATGAAGACCCAAGCTTTGATGGTGATTTTGAGTACCGCATCAAGCCAGTGTCAAAGTACCGCCCTTTTAAGGACGCAGAAGAGTGCTGGCAGGAAATGTTGAAGCACCAGCCGTTTGGGTGGCTAAAAGATAAAAGTGGTAATAAATTAATAATTGAAAATGTAGATTCAAGAGGTTGTGTCGAAGTTTATAATGGGGGTGCATGTTCTTTTAATGAGGTGTTTGAATATTTCACCTTTGCCGACAGACTTCCATTCGGTGTAAAAGTGGAGGAATTGTTATGGCATGGTTAGCGGTAGATTATAATGGAAGAGAAAGTATTTTCGCTTCACACCCAATCAGAAGCAATATTTATGATGATGAAATGTCAATACTTGGCAATCCATTCGGAGACCTTGAGTGTAAAACAAAAGAACTCAAGTGGTTAATAAATGATTATCCTGATGATAAAATCACTCTCCCTAAAGGCACTATTAAAAAACTTATCGAAAGAGAGTTATCTTGGAGCGATGAGCCAGTAGAACTTAAATAAGAATAGTTATGGTAGATGTAAGTAATCAGCACTGGAACGAAGATGGAAGCATTACTATTATATTGAATAGTATAGAAGAAGTCGAAGAGTTCGTTGAGTGTGTTAATATATGGAATAAAATGTGTGAAGATGAAGAATAAGATTTTAAACTTAGCCATGTCAGCCGTTTGGTTCGTCTTGTGTATGTTTGTAGGTGTATTGATATTTAGAGGCGTTCTTTCGTTGACTGATAGCAATGAGCCTGCAAAGAAGATTGGTACGTCAGTATTCACAGAGGAAGGGCACGATTATCTGGTTGTGGACACGAAACACGGAGTTTGCGTTATTCATGCAGAGAGCTGTCCTTGTCGTAAAAAGAAATAATTATGTATAAAACAGATTTACAATCATCATTACTCTTCCTGATGCTTAAACTGGAAGAGGCAAAGATTAACCCGATGCTAGACAAGAACTTTGTCGTTGCATTGACGGAAGTGCTCAGATATTTCCGTGATAACGGAGAGTTGAAGAAAGCCTATGAAATCCAAAAGGATTCATTGGCAGACGTAGCCAATAGCGAATGGGGGAAAGCACTGAATGGCTTCATTGCCTCAAAAGTGAAGGAAGATGAAGTCGATGCAGAATTACCAGACATTGATTCTCTTATAAAGAAACTTACATCTGATGAGTACATCGAAAAGAAAATCAAAGATATTCTTGGCGATGATATGGCAGACGGAAAAACAAAGAATACAAACAATTAAACAATGAAATATCCAAAATTTAACGTCAATGAATATGTCGGAGGTCACTTCGAGTACACCACTCCCTGCCCCTTCGGCATATACGGCAAGTACACCAACGAAATACTATATGTTGGTAGCCTTGCTTGCCAGCGATGCCAGTTCTTCCGAGGAATCAACAAAGAAGATGGTATCGTATCTTGTGGAATCGAATAGTATAAAGAGTGCAGCCTATCTGCATTATTCTTAATAATTAATCAAATTTTAATATGAATACAAAGAAAATCTCAATTATTCAGCGCATCAAGGAGAAGTTCCTTGGCAAGCAGTTCTTTATCGCAGTTATCGCTAACAAGGGAACCAGTTCCTACTTCGTCAACTCCACCATCTACCGCTCAGAGAAGGAGGTGAAGGCTTACAAGAAGTATATCACCACAGACGAGCGTATGAAAAAGAGCTTCGATTTCGTAGGTTATTACGCTTTCCGTTCAAAGTTCGACTTTCGTGTTCCTCTCAGCGGAAAGCCAGTATCAGTTGAAGAGGCAAAGAAACTAGCTGATAAGTAACATGGCAAAGATGAATGACCTCACAGGACAAAGGTTCGGCAGACTACTCGTCTGCCGCCGTGAACCTCCCAAGCGTGGAGCAAGAAACGGAGTGTATTGGATATGCAAGTGCGATTGTGGCAGAGGAACGAAAGTACTCAGTTCAGCCCTGCTATCAGGACTCACTAAATCATGCGGCTGTCTTCGCAGAGAGAAATCCAAGGAGAACGCCCGTAATATGATAGCAGCAAAAAATAAAAGACGTAAAATGTTAACGCATAAAACCGACAATACATAAATTCATATTATATTTGCAGAATGAAATTCAAATATCTAAAAGATAAGGTTCAAGCCTTCATTCACCGCAACAACTTTGTGGTGCTGGATGGAATGGCAAACTCGGTCACGCTCTCTAAGGGCATCTATGACCACATCATGCAGAAGGAGCGTACAGACTTCTCTATCTTCGTTTTCCGATTATCTAAAAGAGGTACTTACGGATTCTGTATGCGTGAGGACTGGGAAGAACTTAGAAAAGCCAACACCGCCTTCACTCAGATTCAGTTCAATCATGAGCACAATAAGGTTGGATTCAGAAGTGATTTACCTTCCATCACCGCCATCCTTGACGAGTACAATCTTCCGCTCAACAAGATGGTGCGTCTTACCTGCATCCCACGAATATCGTACAAGGGTGAACCCTATTACGAAATCATGAACCCCAATTCATTAAAGTAAGATATGAGCGAAAAGCAAGATGTTAAATTTCTAGGTTTAACAAACTCTCCATCCGACTATGATTGCCAAGATGGAGAGTTGGCAACCTGCCTCAACCTCATCAATGAGGATGGGGCACTCCACCCTATTCACCAGCCAGTATATGTTAACGACAACGTTACCATCGGAGCTAACGAAAAGATTGAGTTCGTGCATAAGGTAACACATGATGATAGCATCCATCTTCATTATATATGCTATAATTCTGAATTAAGAGAATGGACTTGGTTCGAGAGTTATCAGGAAGACGAAAGAAGAGGTTATTTATCCGCTCTTCAAGGATTCCAAGCCAACTCTGTTACTGCCATCGGAAACGTTATCTGCTTTGTGGGTGACAATTCCGTGAAATATGCTTTTTGGAACAAAAATTCATATAGTGTTCTTGACAGAAGCAACCTTCAATATGGAATTGAAATCACCAATACATACAATAGCGGAAACGTTTCTTTAAAGGTGGAAGCTGGGGATGATTTTTGGAAATACTTCTTATATATAGCAGAAACAAAAGAAGAACTACGTGTCATAACAACGACCACCGCTTCTGGTACTAGGAAGATGTTTAATGACCTTGATGCTATAGCCAACAAGAAGTTGGAAGAGTTTGGCATTGATTACTTCAAGAGAAACGTAATTGGCGTAGCTGCCATGAGACTCTATGACGGTACATACATCAATATTTCAAATCCTTTCGTTCTTCCTCACAATGACGGAAACCACGATTCTAGAAGAATAAATATATATAGAAATGTGGTAAAACCTACTGCACCTAATGGCAAGACTATCATATCGGGAGTCAATTTCAATAAGTTTGATATTGAGGTAAGAATGATAGGAAACATTAATGGTATTGAAGACTTGATTCAGGGAGTAGATATATATCTTTCAGATGGTGAAAGTTTCTTCCAGTTGGATAAAGCATACGAGGTTCAGTCAGACCCTCAGACTACAGATTGGATAAACCTTAATGATTTATCTGAAAAAGACTGGCATGAAGCCATTGGAAATCTGTCTTTCTATCACTCATTATTCATACCAGTAGGAAGTTTCGAGCATAGACAAACGCTCAAAAGACCTTACCGCACGGAAGAGAGCATATCTCTTGCCGACCTCAATAGAATTGATTTCGGTGGCGATACAGCTATCACATACAACAACCGCCTGCATGTCGCTGGTGTCAGAAAGAACATAGATAATTCTCTTATCATTCAGCCTACCTATTCAGATGGAAACTATGAGGAAGCCATCTATGAGATAATCACGAACAATGGAACTTATTATCTCTCAGGTTACTTTGATACGACTGCCAAAATTATCTCTGTACCGATAAGTGATGTAAAGATGATATACGTCACAATCAAGTTCTCAGAACTCGCTGGCTATGCCCGATACAAATACAATCTGTATAGCCCACCTTCGTTCGGTCTGTCTTTCTATGTAAAAATATCAGCAGGAGACATCATTTTTGTTGAATCAGGAGTAACCAGTGAAGTAGTGACACAAGATGATTGGAACAACCTGAAAGAGAAGGTATCTGATTTCCTCAGTTCTTCTTCAAAAGGAAATTACTCTCCTTCACTAATCAGAGTAAGCGAAGCTGAGAACCCTCTCGTCTTTCCTGCCAAGAATAGTGTTCAGGTGGGTTCTGCCATCATCCAAGCACTAGCCGCCAACACCCGACCTATCAGTGAAGGTCAGTTTGGTGAAGCTCCGCTCTATGCCTTCACCGATGAAGGTGTGTGGGTATTGATGCTTGGAGAGGAAGGAACATATCAGACTCGCCAGCCAGCGAGCCGAGACATCTGCTCCAACCCGAAAGGAATCCTACAGATAGATGATGCTGTTCTGTTCCCTACAGATAAGGGCATCATGATGCAGCAGGGAAGAAACTCCATCTGTATCACGGATGCAATAGATTTTTATCCGTTCAAATTCCTATCCATGTACAAAGGGGAAGTGAAGAGAGAATCAGAACCAACAGGAGCCAAGAAGTTTACCAGCGCACTCCTCGAAATGGGAAATATCCCTGAATCTGATGTTGATTACGAAACGTTCCGTAAGTATCTCAAAGAATCAGAAATGATTTACGACTATTACGATAGCCGAATCATTGTCTTCAACCCGAACTACACCTATGCTTATGTGTATTCCTTGAAGAGTCAGATGTGGGGAACCATGCACAGCCCATTCCGTAACCGAATTAACATCTATCCAGAGGCGTATGCTATAGACAAAGATGGTTCGATAGTCAACGCTCATGTACAGAATCCAACGGATAGTGTGCCGTATTTTCTCTGTAGCCGCCCTTTATCTCTTGGGTATAAGAATATATACAAGACGATGTTCAACTGCATCACAAGGGCTGGTTTCTGGACATTCGATAGCGGAAAATGCGGTATGGTTCTTTTCGGTAGCAACGATATGGTATATTGGTACTTTATCGGTTCTTCTACAGATATATTCCTGAGAAACCTTGTTGGTTCACCATACAAGTATTTCAGAATCATCATAATGGGAAATATAAGCGCAAACGAGTCTATCAGCAGTATATCTACTGACTTTATCGCTCGATTGCAGAACAAACTTAGATAAATATTTTATTGTCATTTAATACAATAAAGGGTAGCAGTCCGTGATGGATAGCTACCCTTGATTTTATTGTTAATCTAAAACGACTAATACATTAAAATAGATGCAATGCAATTCTCGGACGGTTTGCCGAGCGATTGCTAGCCGCCTGAATCTTCTGTTTCTTATCCTCAGCCAAAGCCCAGAACCTATCAGCACCATCAGGAAAAACAACCATCAGCCACTCATATAGACATTGGTTCACAATATAATCGTGTATATATACCGTCATGGTATGCACACTTGTTTTCGAGAATCCTTGCGGCATTCTCATCGCCAAGTAGTAATTCTCCTCCTCATTGGAAGGAGAACCGATGCACTCTGCCCACTCGTTCGAGTCAAAGCCGCCACATAGCATTTCTACCTTGGTAAAGCGGAAAAGCATTTCCCTGCAATCCTCCACGGATGAATCCAATATCCTAGCCAGTTTATCACGGTTGCCTTCCTCAGATACGTCAAACACATTCTTCAACTGCTTGGCATCCATATTCTTCTGGCTAGCATAAGAGTCAGCAAAAGAAAAAGCCGTATTCTTGATGTCGTATATCAACTCCTTCTTTTCCAACTCTATCATCACTTTATAGCCCTTATTGCAATGTTTCATATCCTACTCTCCTATCTTGTTGGTCTTTTACGCATATAGAGTATAGCATCCATCTTCACCAGCAAATCATTTGCCTTGCTGAGATAGTCTTCCGCTTTATCCTTATAAACTACCAAGCACCATTCTGCTACTATCTTGTTTACTACATAGCTGAAAGCAGTTGTTTCCAAGGTCTTCACCAACGAATCCTTGAAAAGATTGCTTACCCTCAACCCAAAGGTTTCCTCTTCTCCTGAATAACTATTCTGATACGCAAGAACACTATCCAAGGCTACGGAAACGTCACCAATGGCAGCGTTCCAATATCCTTCCAGCATTTCCCTATCCGCATCCGTCACAAACACTTGGTCATACAGACTCTTTCCGTTTGCATCCAAGTTCTTTCCACCGATGTAAGCCGTGGTCTTAGCCACCTCCTCATACACCTCATCTCGGTTGATTGATATACGTATATCTCGCATTCTTGATTCTCCTATATATTACAAACCCAAACAAAACGAGAAGCACGCAGGTTGCTCCCATCGCCCATGCTGCATACTTCAATTCAAACTCCTCCCACTTCGTCAGATTCCGCTCTACTTTGTATGGAATCTTGATGGTATCAGCCCTTGCGATAAACCGAAAATCCTGCTGCTGATTGGTCTCCAAGTTCATCTTCTCCAGATGGAAGAAATCATAGATATACTCCCAGTGCCAGCGGTCAACAAAAATGGTATCTCCCTCATTCCTCGTTGACACGCTATCCTTTACGTAGGTGCAATCACGCTTAACGATAGAATCCCATGCCAAGACATTCTGTTTTGTTCCACTGGTTGAACTGTCTGTTTCATGCCGTGAAACTTCCTGTTTCATCGTGTGGAACGAACTCCTGCATCCTGCAAACAATGACACCGCCACCAATCCCACGATGATGGCTAGTGCCAGTCTGCTCCATATCTGTTCGCTATACCAGTTTAACCGCATAAGCATAGCCCTTTCTCTTATTTTACCTTTAGCGCAGCCTTGGCACGCTTCAAGTACTTTCGTCTCGACTCCATACCATAGGTTCCGCCATTAATCGTCTTGGTGATAACGGTAAAGCTATCAATATCAGCCTTCTCGTTCAAGCCATGTTTCCACCACCACCACATGGCAGACTTGGTAGCATATCTAGGATGCTCCAGCAACTCAGGATGCTCCATAATATCCTCAGTCACCTCCTTGCTTTTCTGCAAAGCCTGATAGTTCGCCCTGCCAGTAATCTGAATCAAGCCCCTGCCACGGTACTTGTAGCCGTCACCATCTTTCAGGTTGCCGAGCATATTCTTCAACTTGCCAACGTCATACATGTGGAAATAGTTTCTATTGCCCAACTCCTTAGTATATCTCAGTTCACCGCTCTCATGCGCTATCTGAGCCAAGAAGTGCGCCATGCGCTTTGGGGTCGTAATCTTATACGTATCTGCATAGCCATTGATGTAAGGCAGAAAAGCATCCACCTTATCCTTTGCGTTCGGCATAATCGCCAAAATTTGTTCTCTTGTTACCTTCATAATTATTTACCTTCCTTTACTTGTTTCAACATACTTGCGAGTTCGTCCTTCACCTTACTCTCAAAATTACCTAACTTGGTCTTAAAATAAACATTTACTCCGAATATCGCTCCAGAATAAACCAATGCCTGACTGATGTACCAGAGTACACCATCAGAAATCACGTAGTTGTTCAAGAAGAATGATAGGAAGGCAAGGACAATGCCGCTCACCACCATTCCAATAGCTGTGCCATATTGCAATCCTTCACGTACGTTTGGAGTCATAACTTATCTTTATATACTATTAATATTAATAATATGCAAAGATAAGAAATGATTCTCATATAGTTACTTTATCCGTTAATAGTATGCCATATTTTGCTTGTTGGATGCAAACAATCAGGGTCTTGCAGATACTCTATAGCCATCAACACCACCATTTCCTTTAATTCATCTGCATCATTACTGAATCTCTCCAGCAGCACATGATGGTCGCTCCTCAGCAGATTCATGGTCACCGCCAAGTCATATATGGTATAGTCAGAAATATCATCCTGATGCTTGTCAAATGCTTCTCTTATCTCATCATCCGAGAAGAATGGAGCCATGTGCTTGGTTCCGTCAGTATCCTCATACCACATATTGCTGATAGCATCATCGGAAAAGTGCTTGTCAAAATGCTCTTCGCTCAATACACCATACACCATCGCACAAAGATGATGCTCCTCCGCATCGCTCAACTTGCATGAGAGATACTTGCCGACTGCCTTAGCTACTGCCAACATCTGTTCAGGAGTCAACTCCTGCTGATATTTTTCTACAAAATCTACAAAATCCATAATATAAAAATTAAAAGTTTATGATGCCGCAAAGATACGAATATCTTTCATACAGCACCATAAACTCGTAGATATTTCTGTATCTATCTGTTTATCAGATAAATACACTTACGATAAAAACACCTCCTTTCTTTATTCGTCCTTAAATCTGGTTCTCTTCTCTCCACCCCTCGTCCAGATGTCGTTTTTCTTGCGTTTCGACACCTTGCCGAGCACATCATTCTCGTAAAGTTCTGGCTTGTCTTCCCTACCTTTGGTCTCCGTAGCAACACCACCATTCGGGTTGCCACCTTGGCTGGCATCTGGTTTCCCATTACCATACCATTTCTTGTCACTTGGTCTGTCTGCTATCATAACTATAAATTAATCAATAATCACTAATCAATAATCACTAAACATTATGCCGCCAGCGGTGGAGTCTGTCCGTCAGGGTTCACCCCCTGACCGCTCATCATCTGCTGCAACATCGCCTGAGCCTTCGGATTGCTCTGTGATGCCTGAGCCACTTGTGCTTGTAGCTGAGGGGAGAATCCTTGCGGCATTTCACCATTCTTGATAGCTTCCTGATTAGATGCCACCGATTGCAACAACTCTTCACCGAATGGAAAGTCACCAACTTGCAACAACTGCTCCAGCGTGATAGCCTGAGCCTGCCACAATGTCATGAGGAACTCATTCGCCATCTGTCTATATACAGGAGTAGCCGTACTTTCCGTGATGTTGATGTCAAACTCCACGTCTCTAATCTTCTTAGGGTCGTAGTGTACAATCTGTCCTGCCCTTCCAACGATATTGAAGTTTCGAGCCACATCATAGTACTGCTGTATGTTCTTAACGGTCTTGTAAGCACCATCAATGATAAACTGGCTGAAACTCTCCAATATATCAAGCAGCGACATGGTAGCATTCTGTGTCTGCTGGGCATAAAGCGAACCGCTCGTACCCGATACTCCTGGTTTTCCTTGCAGCGCACCATTTACTCCCGATATATCCTCAAAGAACTTCAACTGGAAACTTAGCAAGTCACCGATACCGATGTTCGTAGAGTTGTTCGCCACTTGCTGAGGAACCTGACCACTCTTGTTTGGCTTGTATCTCACCACACCATTGAACCTACTCCACTCATCGCAGAAATCATCCCAACTCATATCATCAGGAAGACAATCATCTGGGCATAGCAATACACCCTTGGCACTTGCACGCATGATAAAGTCATACATCGTGATAAGTCTGTTCACGTATCTCTGCTGGTCAATCACATCTTCCACGAAGCTGTGAATCTCGCCATCAATAAACGGATAGAACTTAAAGCAGTATGGATGCTCACCATGAGCATAAGGAGTCTCACCTTCTCTCAGAATATCACCGAAAGGAGAAAGATAATAGAAATGCCAGTAATCATCCATAAACCACTCGGCATCAATCAGAGGAATATCCTCTTCCAGCATGCCAGCAGCCATACCTCGCCTGATTCTGTCTCTGTTCTCAGCATCTACAATATCAGCCTTATCCTCAATATCAATCTTGAAATCATCGCCATTGTTGTAGTCATGACATCGGTATCTTGGCTTACTCTCCTTGCGCCAAACCTCAATCACTCGGCAGAGCGAAGGGTTGGAAGGATTCATAAAGTCAATAGTCTTAGGGTCGAACTCCCCGAATCGCTGGGTGCAGTCAGCTATCACGAAATCTCGGTTAGCTGCCAGTCTGTATATCTCCTTCAACTTGCGAGCATCAGCAGGAGACTTGGCAAACTCTCTCAGCACGTTGCCGATGGTAATGTCATGCACCTCACCCAAGCAACTCACGTCCCAACCACGGAAATCTCTCATATTGTTGTCTATGAAGAAATTGTTCGGGTTCACGTAGTCCGTCCAGCAATCCAACCTACCCCTTCGCCATCCATACTTTTTCTTATAAATAGCAGCACCACTTATCAGGAACTCTTCAATGGTACGTGCATCCACCTCCGTCTCTCGGTTCAGTTGTCGGTTACATTGCAGCACCACGCTCATGGTCTCACCATATCGCTTTTCATCCTTGTCTCTTGCGTTGCAGGTAGGTTCCTTACTCTGTGAGCGATAAACACCCAGCACATTCTTCACCAATCTTCTGATAAGGTTATTCTTCAATGGTTCGCTGCCCTGCTCACGGATATAGTCTTCCTCCCTGATACGCTTTTTAAAGCCACACTTGCTTTTGAACTCAATGGTATCTCCCCACTGGTCTCCATAGCAGTACCGCTTATTTCTCTCCCTTCGCTTTCGGAAGTTGTCCATGTTATTGTAATATCGCTGAGCCTCCAGCAAGATAGAGAAGGCACGCTCATAAGGTCGGTCAAAGCGTTTCATCGACTCCTTCACGCTATCCAGTTCATCCTTATCAATCACCTTGCTCAACGATAGCAATTTAGCTTTTTCTTTCTTCTTTGCCATAGTTATTGTGTTTCTGTAGGTTCAACAATATGTGCCAGCTTCCTAGCCACACCCAGCAGAGTGCCAGCCGTATCTGTATCACCAAGACTGATGCACGTCAGGTAGCCAGCCATATAGGTGATGGAATCCTTCAAGGTATCAGGCAGGGTAATATTGCCATCCTTCTCATAAGGCATACACACACACGATAGAGCCACATTAGCCTTGTCGCTCCTGCTGGTATATAGTTCCAAGAACCGCTCGCCATCATGATGGATAAGCGCAGCAATAGGTCGCTCATAGTTACCTCTTACCCCGAATCTACTGCCCTGCATCTTGTAGGCATCATCATCCTCCGTGATAATCTGAGCCGAACGTTTCCAGTCACTAGCCTTTACACTCAGTATTCTAATCATATCCGATGGAAGATACATGGTTCCAACATAAGCCCCATACGATTCCTCCCACACCACATCAAGCCCCTCGAATCTCTGTCCGTCAAGCAAGTGGGCAGGAGCATCCGTCAGAATGATTCTTGCTGCATCCACAATCTTACTCTGAATCAACTCGCCCTGTGTCAGGGTATCAGAATCTGTAGGGGTCAGCAAGCCAGCAGACTCTTGGTTTCTATCCAAGAGCACCTTCACTTCTTTCACCAGTTCAGATACAGCATACGTACTCATTATTCCAGTCCTTCTAGTTCAACACCCTTTTCCTTGGCAATAGCCAAGATTTCCTCCTTGGTCTTCATCTTGGAACGACTCACACCGAAGGTCTCTGCCAGATATTCCTTGGCATCCTCAACATCTGTCACAATGTGGGTCTTCTTCTCGTCAGCCACCTTCTTCTTTGCCTTGGCAGCAGCCTTCTTCTTGGCTTCCGCAGCTTCCTTCTTCTCGTCAATACTCTCCACCAAGAAGAATTTGTCGTTGAACCAATAATGAGACTCGATAGACTTCTGTACCTTAGGGTCTCTTGTCATATAGATGCTACTTCCCATAGTCTTACCCTCAAAAACAATGCGCATTCTCTCGTTACCAACCATAACGCTGAATGCCAAGTCCGAACCAGCTTGATATTTATTAAACATGATTATACCTTATTATATATATGTGTTACTAAAAAAGGGATGGGGCTAGTGCCCACACCCCTCACTATTTAATGAATGATTTGCAATTCTACCTGCTTTTTATGCAGCAGAAGCATTCGTCTCACCAGTTAAAGATGTACCTTCTGATGCAGGAACCGCAGCAAGGCGCATACGAGCGTGTGCCTTAGGGTACTTCAAGTACAGACAAGCTACCTCCTGAATAACTACTGCATCGGTGTTACGGATGCCAGCCTTCTTCAAGTCAAGTACGTTACGTGTCCAAGACAAGTGTACTCGCTTAACCAAGAACTCAGGGTCAAGGGCAAAGCCGCAGTCGCTCATATCGAAGAGGTCAAACAACTCAGAGTGAATCATCAGCACCTCACCGAAATCAGTCTCCCAACTCTTGAACTTCAAGTTCCAAACCTCTACGGTGTCCTTCAAGCGGAACTTGTCAGAGTCAATCTTACTGAATGCGCTCAAAAAGGAAGAACCAGCTATAATCACCTTGCGCTTGTTGCCGATACCAGTACCCACGAACAAGTCCTTGGAAATATCAACCAACTCCAAGTCTGTAATCACTCGCTCATTATTACCATAGCCCTTCTTAATATCGTCAGCAGTAGCAACATGACCTACCTCAATGTCCTTACCAGCCATCCACCAGATACCCTTTGTAAACCACTGAGCCGAGTTGTTCTTGGTAGTATGTTTGATACAAGCCATATCACCAAAGAGATAAGTACCCTCCATCGCAAGACGCATATCATAGATACTATCCTCCTCGATATCAGAGAAGTCCCAATCTACTCGCTTAGCAGCAATCTTATTGAAGGTGCTCTCCTCAACCTGAATCATGAAGTTCTGGCAGTACTGAATATCAGAATCAGGAAGGTTGTTGAAACGACCCGTCTGTACGTCCAACTCACCGCAACTCTTAGCCATACGGATAAGTTTCTGACCCTTCTTCAAGGCAGGAATACCAATAGGCTGCTTCTTAACCAAATTACCATTTACGGCATACACAATAGGATAACCCTCATTATCCTTACCACACACACAAAGTTCCAAATCAGGAGTAGGTTCATCGGTAAGGTCTGCATAAGCCTGATTCTTGTAGTTGGTAATCGCCTTCACACCCACTACTCGGATGGTATCATCCAGCGTGAACATTTCAGGGTCTTCTACCTTCAATACCATAGATGTACCAGTACTCTCCACGGTTGTCTCCTTTACGGTAGTCTTGATAGGACGTGTACCGATACTCCAATACTCAACCACGAAAGATGAGGCAGACTTGGTTGTAGCATAGCGTGAAATCTGGTCAACTGGAGAAGCCATTGGACGAATCTTGATAATCTTGTCGTTGATGTCGTTCTCATAGAAATCCGTGCCATTCTCATTATAATGCTCTCGACCCTTGCCCTCAGTAGCAATACCATCATCCTGACGAGCCGCACCGCCATTTCCAGAATCACCGGCAGCAGTAGCACCACCAGCTTCCGCAGCGTGACCACTCTCGGTACTACCGCCATCAGGCAGAGCCGTCTCAGCCATGAGAACCTGACCATTCACTCCAAAAATAACTGCAATCACCATCAGAAATATGGAAAGCAGCCGATTAAATGTACTTTTCTTCATTGTTATTCTGAATATTAATTAAACATTATATATTATCTTTTCACCTTGTCGAATTATCTAATGTGTGTTCTCTTTTCGTTTCCACGTTCCCAGATGCTACCCCTTCGTGCTACCCTGCCCATAGCACCAAGGTCAGGCTGGTTATCCGTTCGATTGGTCTCCGCATTGGCAGAATCAAGGTCGGCAGTACCATCGCCCTTCTTGCGTAGCTGCAAGTTCTTGATATGCTTACTATTTTTTCCACGAACCTCACCTTCATGTGCCGCATCAGCCACATCGGTATCATGGTTCTTTGCCTTGATGAAAGCAGTAATCATTTCCTCAGTAAACTTGCCAGTCACCACATTGCGCATGGTCTGAAAGCACTGGTCGATGGCATCGTTAACAGCTTCCTCGCCATACTTCTCCTCCAACTTGTCAAACACCTCATAGCTGGAAGGCATATTCTTATCATACTCCTCCTGCAATTTCTTGCCGTTTGCAGCATTCTGCAAGAACTCCGACTGAGCCGATGCAATCTCATCAGCATTGTCTGGGTCAGAGTAGTAATCAATGGCATCCTCGCCATGAGTGCGAATCAACTCGGCATAAGGACTCTTTCCAGCCTTCATCGCTTGAAGGAAGGTAGCCGCCTCAGGGTCACTACCCAACCAGTCACCCATCGCCTTCTCGTTATCCTTGTAACCCTGCAAAGCCTTCTGGTCGGCATCATAATCATCGTTGATTGCGCCATACATGGCTTCATCATCCGCATACTCCGTATCGGGGTGGCGGGTCTTCAAACGCTCCAAAGCCAAGTCTCTCTTGGTCTTCGTTTCCTGCTGCTTGGCAGTACCAGCATTCTGTTCAATATTTGTATTATCTGGCATATATATATGTATTAATTTATAAATCAATGCCCAAAATTAATGCTTTTTCGGCTAATTTGTACTTTATCCGTTAATTATCGTTATTCTAATACGACTAATTCAATTATTTTTTGTATATTTGCAGTGTCAGATATGAAATATAAGGATTCACGGTGTGATTTTAAAGAGGAACGTGATGCTGATATATTGAGGGCTTATCGTGAGATACTACTTACGACAGGAGACAATATAACACTCTCAGAGATTGAGGAAAAGCTATCCCAGTCTCCGAGCAGTAGATTTTGGGTATCGGAAGACCGTGCTTATATAGTCATATTAGACTTATTGTTGGGAAAATCCATTGATTATATGATACCAACCCGAAGGGCAATGTATCAGGAGATTTTCAGAAGATTCAAGAATTATAGAAAGCAATATCCACACTTGTCAAAGATGGATATTATCAAACGTGTATGCTACGAGCCAGCACCCAGCTTCTATCTTACTCCGTCAACCATGCACGTTATACTTTATAGGGTGAGAAAGGAGGAGAAGAAAAGATGCAACGAGGAGCGAAAGAGAAGATTGCGCTTTATGCAGGGTACATTATAATAATGTGTATCACCCTTATGGGCTATGATGGCATGGGCTTGTATGATGGCTGCACTCTATGGCAGCGCATCAGTTATCCGTTCTTTCATCAGAACGTCTTCCATGCCGCCATCAACCTTTATATATTCCATCAATGCTACCGAGACATACCTTGCGGCATCGGTCACATGGTCGCATTCTATCTCATCGCCATCAGCTATCCTTCCCAATCCTCCGTACCTATCATCGGTCTCAGTGGCTTTATCTATGCTTATATGGGGTTCATCGCCCCTTACGTCAATAAAAAGGTAAGATACAATACCATCATCTTTCTCTATATCAGTATCGGAATCTTCATTCCCTGCATGGCAGTTGGAGTCCACATCTACTGCTATGTACTAGGTTTGTTGTGGGGTTATTTAAATGCACCGCTATGCCAAGACAAGTAACCGCCAAACTGACTGATGCACTCGACAAACATGTATTGGGCATCCTGAAAGAGAACGATAAACGCATCAAGGAAATCAACACACCTTTCAATCCAGTCAAGGGTGAAGGTTGTGGAGATAAGCGATTCCTGCTCTTCCTGCCCGATTACCCGATTCAGAAACAGAACCTTCCTCTATCAATGAAGAAGATTCCGCTCGTCAAGATGCTCATCGAGTTGGGTAGCTGCAAGGCAGTAATCGAGGAACTGCACAAGGATATAGACGAGCCATACAACGAGGAGGAGGAAATGGAACAACTGGTAGAGCAGTTTACTCGCATCAGAATGAAACATGACCCATTCTTCTTCTTTGCCGTATTCATCTATATCAAGCCGAAAGGTGGAGGTCTCCCATTCCGTTTTGTTCTCAGAAGACCGCAGCGCAGACTGCTCAGGTGGCTGGAGGAGCGAAGAAAGAAGAATCGCCCTATCCGTCTCATTCTTCTGAAAGCCCGACAATGGGGAGGTTCAACGGTTATTCAGATGTACTTCCTCTGGTTGCAACTCATGTGGCAGAAGGGTCTCAACTCGCTCATCGTGGCTCAGGTCAAGGACACCGCAGAAACCATCCGAGGAATGTTCGATGAAGCATTGAAGATGTTCCCAGTAAAGTTCCTGCATGAAATGGGAGATGCATATACCGAGAACGAGCCTAAGTTTGTTGGGTTCGGAACATCAGGTAACGTCAAGAAGGTTCCTCAGCGATTCTGCAAAATCAAGGTGGGCTCCATGCAGAAACCTACTTCTGCCAATGGTGAAGACTACAACCTTATACATTGTTCCGAGGTTGGATTGTGGGAGAAGACGGAAGGCAAGTCTCCTGAGGAAGTTGTGCAGAATGCAACCAATGGTGTGCTCTACAGACCATACACGATGATAGTATATGAATCAACCGCAAATGGTACTGGAAACTTCTTCCATCAGGAGTGGTTGGCAGCAGAAGCAGGAGAATCGGTATTTGAGCCGTTCTTCGTACCATGGTTCGAGATTTACGACTTATACCATCTTGACTTCGAGAGTAAGAAACAGAAAGAGGAGTTCGCAAAATGGTTGTACGACAACCGCAACAACACCAACACGATGTCTAATCGTGAGGAGCCAGTTACCTATCTTTGGAAGTTGTGGCAGATGGGAGCACCTTTGGAAGCTCTCAACTGGTATATCATGGAGCGCAAGAAGTTCACTGACCATGGCGATATGGCTAGCGGATTCCCTTCTGACCCAGTAGAGGCCTTCAAGCACTCAGGAGCCAAGGTATTTGCAGAAGAGAAGGTTGACCAGTTCACGAAAGGTTGCCGAGCACCTAAGTTCATCGGTGATGTTTACGGAGACGGATATAAGGGCAAGAAATGCCTACAGAATGTTCGATTCACAGAAGACAAGACAGGGCAGTTGTGGATATGGAGCAAGCCAGAGTACTTTGACGATTGCAAGGTCACAAACCGCTATCTGGTTGTCGTGGATATTGGCGGTAGAGGTAGTAAGGCAGACTGGTCTGTTATCTGTGTCTTCGACCGATATTGGATGATGGAAGGTGGCAAGCCATACGTGGTAGCCCAATGGTACGGACACATAGATATGGACTTGCTGGCATGGAAAGCAGCACAGATAGCCAAGTACTACGACAATGCCCTATTGGTAATAGAATCCAACACCTTGGAGACGAAAGACAAGGAGCACATCTTGGAAGGTGGTGACCAGTCTGAGTTCATCCTGAATCAAATAAAGGATGAGTACGATAATCTCTATGCACGCAAGCAGAGCGAAGCTGACATCAAGGAAGGTCTTCCACGCAAGTACGGATTCCATACCAATGTGGCAACCAAGCCAATGGTTATCTCTGTTTTGGTTCAGGTAGTCAGAGAGCATCTATACGTTGAGCGTGACCAACGATGCCTGAATGAGTTCCTTACCTACGAGCGTAAGAAGAACGGAGCATACGGAGCCATTGACGGAAAGCACGATGATTTGCTCATGACCAGAGCCATCGGACTCCACATCTGTTTCAATGAAATGGAAATGCCAAAGATGATTTCCTATCAGACAAGAGTAATGAGAAGAAAGGTTTCTGTTTCGGCAGCAACCATCATATAGTATCAATAATTAATAATTACCATTATGAAAGTAAAAAACATTTTCAAGCGCATCAAGTGCGAAATCATGTACCGCCAAGCTACGGCTAAGGCAGACCTCGCAGCAAAGAAGAACCACGGTGACATCTTCTATGTCCTCCCTACGCAGAAGGGCAACTTGATGATTATGAATCGCTCCTATTTTGAAGCATTCAAGAAGACGAAGTTGGTAGATAAAGACATGAAGGTTAGAGACCTATTCAAGGATTGCGTATATCATACCAACTGCAAGAGCAAGAAGGGAAAACTCAGCAGAAAGCGCAAATTCCTACGATGGAAAGGCTTAATCTAAAGTTTTTCCGTTCAAGTGTTAACGGATAAAGGATAGGTAGAGAAAATTATACCTATCTTTGCGTATTATTAATAATGTGTATCAAATATGATTTATAAGATTGTACAAGGCAACGCTTTCAAACTCCATATCTTGGTGCGGAAGATGGACTTGTCTAAGGAGTTCAACAGACTGGTTGACTTCGACCTGACCAAGGCATCCGACATCAAGGTTGAACTGCAATGCTGTTTTGATGATTCCATCATCGTGCCAACGTCCATCGGTGGAATCGAGCATAATGTGCTGGTGTGCAATATCCCATCCACCCTAGACATCGGCAACTACAATGTAGCCGTATCATGGAACTACGATGGCTATGCCATGAAGAGTGTGGAGAGAAACATCATGCAGATTGTGGAGACCAACAATAGGGTGAAGATTCCTGTTGGCGTTTTCCAAGGCGAGACGGTAGGCATGTTCGACCTCCGTTACTACATGGTCACCAAGAACCAGTCAGATTGCACCTTTGTCTATTCTCTTGATGATGTAACCCTCTCCTCTACTCCTGCCACATTGAAGTTAGGCGAGAAGTACGAGGCAACGCTTACCCCAGCCGAAGGATTCAACCTCGGTTTGGTGAAGGTGGTTATGGATGGAGCCGACATCACAAGAGACGTTTACAAGGATGGCAAGATTGAGATTCCATCCGTATCTGGCTACGTCAGCATCATGGCAAATGGCGATGATAACCTCTATTATTACGGAGCCACCGCAGCCAAGGATATGTGCCAGTTTAATATGGAAGACCTCACCAAGGTGGTGGGTGACATAGTAGATAAGTCTATCACGGTTACTACTACCCAAGAAAAGCCATACGTCTGGTTCGCCAGCCGTGTTCCAGTTATCTTCTCCCAGTCAGGACTCACCTCAGCGTTCAATACCACCAAGATTGGTGACATTTTCTACTACTGGAGTGACCAACTGAAAGCAGGAGAACATACATATAACGCTAAATTAAAGTAACATGGCAGCAGATAAAGTAAACTATAGTAATACGCTCGTAAGCGACAGAGCCGATGAGACCCTGACCTACACCCGATACGTGAAAGATGAGAGTTCAGGCAAATCCACCAAGGAGCTTCTGGACGAGAAGGTCAATAAGACCGACCAACTCGACACTACTCAGATTGCCGACCAAGCCGTCACTACAGAGAAGTTGGAGAATGAATCGGTAACAACTGAGAAACTTAATGCTGCATCCGTAACCACAGACAAGGTGGCAGATGCAAACATCACAACCTCCAAACTTGCCGACTCTTCCGTAGAGACCGACAAAATCAACAACAAGGCGGTAACTACGGAGAAGTTGAATGACCAATCGGTAGATAATTCAAAAATCGCTCCTAATGCAGTAACATCGGAAAAGATTAAGAATGAATCTATCATCACCGAGAAACTCAACGACCGAGCCGTAACCACGGAGAAGGTGGAAGAGAAAGCCATCACCAATACAAAGTTGGGAGACCAGTCAGTAGATGGCAGAGTAGTGCGTGAAGGAACATTGGAAACAAAACACCTTGCAAACGAGTCTGTAACAACGGATAAGGTAGCAAGAAAGTCTATCACCAAGGATAAGATTGCAGAAGGAGCGATAGATGAAACTTTGGTAAAGGATGGCAGTATAGTCAATTCAAAGCTATCTGTAGATGCAGTAGCTACAAAAAATATTAAGGACAGTTCTGTCACCAACGAAAAGATGGCTCAAAACTCAGTCAACACAGCACAGGTAGTTGATAAGAGTATTGTCAACTCCAAACTTTCCGACAATGCAGTTTCAACTGAGAAAATCAAGAATGGTTCAGTAACCAATGATAAGTTGGCAAGCGGCACATTGAAGATTGATAAGTTCGACCCAGAGCTTCGCAAAGCAATTCAAGCCGCTACTGGTCTTCCTGATAATCTAGTAGGATTGATTCAGGACGTTGACGAGAACCTAGCAAAGCTGAATGATACGGTTTATCCTATCATCTTAGGATTTACAATCACCCCGAACGTAGGTACGATGCAGACAGAGATTCGTTATTCTGTAACAAGCGACAACAAACCCATTGTGCCTGATACTTCCATCATCAGCAAGCAGATTAACGACAACGCCCCAAAGAATCTCTCAGAGACTCCATCATCAGGTGGAACTCTATCCACACCTATCGAAGGAGCAAGAGAAATCTTCAAGTATGCAGTAACCAAGGAAGGAAGAACTGGCAAGAGTACATCACAGACTCGCTATCTCTGCTACTTTGGAGGAAACACAGCAGCCACCATGACCGAAGAAATCCTCAACACGCTCAACAAGGTATCAGCTACAGGAGTATCATTCAATCCAAAAGTAACTACTAAGGATAATGATTACATCTGGCTAGTAGTACCTAATTATCTCTCAATCACTCGTGTAACCAGTGCTGGATTTGACGTTCCTTTATCTGTTACTCAGGCTATCACCAATAGCTTAGGAACATTCAAGGCATACCGCACAGCCAATCCTCTCACACAAGCTACATGGAATTTAGTAATATTGTAAAATAAAAAGATATGTCAGATAATAATATTAATGTAACAGCCACACTACATGCAGCCACAAAGCAAGGAAAACTTGCATCCGCAAGGGAGGTCTTCATGGATGGAGACAAGGAGACTGTCCAACAGATAGGTGACAAGACCCATCAGCTAGAGAATGCTATTAAGGACATCACCGCAACTGGTGGTGCCTCTACTGCCAATGCTGTCTCTTATAGTAACGAGACCAGTGACATGACAGCCGTCACAGCCCAAGGTGCTATTGACGAACTTGCTGCCAAGAATAAGGAACAAGACTCCTCTATCTCCACAAAAGCAGAGAAGACTGATGTACAATCATATGTATCTGAGTTGAAAACCAAGAATACTTTGCAGGATGCTGAGATTGCCAAGAAAGCCAATTCCGCTGATGTCACCTCTAAGATGCAGACTGAGCAGTCTAGAGTTAATAATGAACTTGAAAAGAAATTTGACAAAGAATCAATCTCTCAGGAATCAGGCGATGCTGAGGATAAGGTGATGTCTCAGAAAGCAATATCAACAAGTTTATATCAATCTTCACTTTTGAATACAGATAATCTTTTAGGGAATATTATTGAGAGAAAAAAAATTATACTTAATAATTCAACAACAGAAATTGTCTTAAATTTGCATAAAGGAGATATAATTTCCATTAATCACTACATTGAAAATTCTTATGATAATAGCTATGTCGTTAGAGTTAGAGAAGTTAATGCTTCAGGAGATACTCTAAGCAGAACAACGTATGACACAAATGGATATGATTTCTATGAAGTAAAATCAGAGCAAACTGAGACTGTATATGTGTATGGTTTTTGTACTAAAAGTACTACAGAAGAAGGTAATTTTAGAATTTTCGTATATAACGGCAAAAATACTTTGTCAGAAAACTTGATACCACAAAATGATTTAATAAATCAACTGAACAAAACAGTTGATTTATTAAATTCTGACAAAGACACAGAGGGTTCTATTTCTTACCTAATTGAAAATGAAAAGAAAAGGTCTGTTGAACAGGAAGAATTAGCCAATAGATTTATTTTGCAAAATGCTCTAATGATGCAAAAAGGAATGTTCCCTATAGAATCACATTTTGTAGAAGTTTCAGAAACACTTCATGCTAATAATGGCTCCTATATTTATTCTGATACAGCAACAAAAGGAGATGTTTTTTCTTTTGTCTTTAGTGGTGTACCAAATGGTGCTGAAATTCGTGTTTATGAATACAAAGATAATAATAAACTCTCTTCAAAAACAGTTGATACATGCTCATCGTATAGTGTAAATAATGAAAATATAACACTTCGTGTCATGCTATTTCCATTTAAATCTTTTGATGAAAACTCGTACAAAGCACAAGTATCTATCATAAAGGGTAATTTATTTGCCACAAAACCTACAGAAGTATTAGATGCACTTAGATATAATATGTTCTCCTCTAATATAAAAGGAGAAAAGTGGATTGTAGGTAAATACTATAATAGAAATTTTGGTGAAGGCGAAAATGACAAAAGAGCATATTTTGCAAAAAAAATATATGTAAACAAAGGCATTACATATAAAGTTTCTAATAGTACTATGAACGTTTTGGTGTGCTTTTATAACTTGAGCAACTCATATATAAAAGATACTACAGGATGGTTTAGTCAAAAATCTTCAACTTTTACACCTGATGAAGATGGATTTATTATAATATCTGTTCAGTCATCAGATTCTACGCCTATTACAGAAGAAGATATTACAGAAAGCGGAATATCACTTGAAAACAATTTTTTTAATCAACTTTCCGTAATAGAAAATATTAATAAGTGCATTGGTGAAATTGAAAAACAGAACGCAGAGAATGAGACGAATATTGCTGAGAATTTGCATAACATTATTACTCTAAATAACAGAGTATCATATTTGGAGAGCAAAGAGTATATATCTAGTCCTACTGGTTATCAAAGCGAGGAACAGACGCTAAAGATTAAGATTGCTAAGGAAAGAGGTTTTGGAGATTCTTTGTTTGCTATTGTGTCAGATACACACTATGCTCCTACGATGGGGGATATTCCAGGCAAGTACATAGGGGATTCAAATAAAGAGACAATGGAGTCTCATGCCAAATCTATAGCTTTGTTAGCTGATTATATTGGTGTGGATTGGCTTGGTCACTGTGGCGATATAGTAAGTGGTGAAAATTACATAGACAAGTCTTTGCTACTTCGAGATTTATCCAATATTTTTTCTCTTTTCAAGATAGGAAAGATACCATTTGTTTACTCCATAGCACATCACGAATTATATTTCAATAAAACTCAAACGGATATGAGCTTACAAGGTGGAGCAACAAGAAGTGAAATTTGGAATTTAGGTGGATATAATCATGGAACAGTAGACAAAGAAAGAGTATATGGAGTATCATACAATGAAGAAGATAATGGACATTTGTATTATTACTTCGATAATAATATCTCAAAAATTAGGGTTGTTAATCTATGCACAGTTGATGGAGGTACATCAAGTATTGGATATAATCAACTTCTATGGGTAAGAGATGTTGTTTTAAAGAATATTCCAGACGGATTTGGTGTCATTTTTATTGGTCATATTCCTCTTAGTGTTGACTTTTTTGGATATACCGGTCATACTTATGGACTTAGCAGAAACAATACAATTTATGACCATGACAGTAACGGATTAGATTTGAATAGTATTTTGAATGACGCTATAGATAATGGTGTAAATGTGCTAGCTTACATTTGTGGACATACTCATTTTGATGATGTTTATACACTGAATGGTTCAAAATATCCTATAATAATGGTTAACTGTGACATTCCATCAAAGGTTGGTGATAATATTGATACATTAGGAGACTATGAATCGTATATAAGGACATTAAAGACTATAAATGAATATGCTGTAGATTTCTTTATTCCAAAAATTAAAGATGGCATAATATATTCCTATAGATTTGGGGCAGGTCACGACAGAGTGGTATTCACAAGACCTAAGACTATAAAAAGGGGAGAGTCTTTAGATTTAACAAGCATCGTAGGGGTTTCTAATGATTACAAATCTCTTGATGAATCTGTTGCCACAATAAACTCAGGTATAGTCTCTGGTATTAATATAGGACAGACACAAGTCATATTTTATAATAAATCTCAGAACATAAAATATTTCATTGAGATTATTGTTAATAATGTTGAACTCTAAGTCGCTGGCTTTATAAAAAGAGAAGAAGGGTGAGTCGAAAGATTCACCCTTTTCTTATGCACCAAGTAGAAGTAACATTAATCATATACCTTAAAGAACCTCTCACAAAGACTCCCCATCATATAGCATGGTTCCTCGCTTAGCATATCTATTCCATCCTGCTCACAGATATGCGCTACAACATGAAGAAGCTCATGACCTATTGTATTGATTGTGCTGCCATCTGATTCACACTCCCCAATGGCAAGAACACTCCTTCTTTCTGACAGATTGGAATATGTCAGCCCCCTATCTCCACTCGACAAAGACAGATGCTTATATGCTTCCGATAACGGATTTCCGTTGCAGCCAATATCTGAAAGAGCATGGCATATCTCATCGGCATCAGATGGCTGATAACCTATGAAACATACTATGCTCCAATCGTACTTCGGAAGTTGTATTACTCTTCTTATCATAGCACATCTTCCCAAGGGATAGGCACACCATTGTGGCAGCAGTCGGCATAGAATCGGTTGAATATAAATCCATCTTTCTGGTCGGTATCATCCACCATATCCTTGATAAACTGGGCTAGCTGCTCCTCATCCTTGATGGAAGACTTGTAGAAGTCTGCCCTCGCCATATTAGCCACATATACATGGTCGTAGCCTATCTTATTCTTTACCTCTATTCCCTGACCAAGCAACAAGGCATCCACCTTCTCCTTATCCCAAAACGTGACACTTACATCACGCTTTGAGGAAGGGTCATACTTGTACATCAGGCTAACCGCCCACTCGCACATTTTCTTGCTGAAATGATAGCCATTGTATCTGAGATAGGCAACCATCGCCTCTGGTTTGAGGTCATACATATCCAATGGCATTCTGCATTTTCCCATATTGCTGAATATTAAAGGGAGTCTGGTCACGACATAAATGTCGCTACCAAAACTCCCAAGTTAAACACTAGCGACCGCCACCATTGTAGCCGCCACCACCTCTTTCACCATAACGGTTCGGGTAGTTCCAATCATCGTTAACGTTGTTGAATCTACGTCTGTTCTCACGCTCTTCACGTTCCTCACGTTCTCTTCTCCAATCGTCACGATAATCAGGCATACGCTCACCCATACGCTCCTGCTTCATCTTTTTCAGACAAGACATAGCCTTGCTGCCAAAACCAAGCATAGACTCGATGTTGTCATACAAATCATCGAACTTATCTTCTGTAATCTCAATCATTACCATAATCTTATGATTTTAAGTGAATAGATAGGAGATTACTTGCTCATGGTCTGCTGGAGCCATCCCATCATCTTGTCAATCTTGCCCTCAATGCCTGAAACCTTACCTTCCAGTTTATTGATTTTCTCGGTCTGTTCCTTCTCCTTGGCTATCTGGGGGTTGAGTTGCTGTAGCATTCCCTCACAAGATTCTACTACCCTCTTGTTGTAATCTACGCTCTCCAGTATCGCCTTGGATTGTCTCAGCATGGCATCCACCTCTGCACTCATGGCATCCTTATTGTCGCTAACCACAAGGTTTTTGTCGTTGGCTATCTGTCCGTTTGCTGGCAGTTGCTTGAAATCCACTTCCTCATCACCCAGCTTCACCTTAACGTCCACTACGGTCTCCATAGGCTGAGGAGTAAAGCCGTTGTTAAAGGTAGGATATTTCGTCTGAGGATTGCTTACTGAAACCACCTGACCGATTCGCAAGTTCGGGTTCTCGCCCTTATCGAGCACGTAGAATAAAGAATTTGTTCTTAAACCTTGAAACATAAAATAATCTCCTATTATCTATTATTGTTAAACAATACCCGACATCATCTGTAGGGTGTTAGTATCTCTCTCAAACCAGAACTGATAAACACCAGTTCCCTGCACGTCTGCAACCGTCAATGGTGCGCCATTATACTTGGTCACAGCCTGAGTACTTCCGTTGGTCTCGAAAAGGATAGGCAGCGTAGTAGTCGTTCCAGTCGGAATAGCCTGCATCAGGTTTACGAAAATCGTACCTCTGTAGTTGGCATTCAAGAAAGCGTGGTTTTTGAACGAGAAAACAACATTGTTGGTGTTCACCACCACGCCAGTAGAAGCGATAGCTGCCGAACCATTACGATTCACCCATGTAAATGGTCTTAACCAAAACATAGCAGCCTCCTTTCTTTAACCCCAGAATCCGTTGTTAGCAGCATTCAAACCATACAAACCTGCTTGATATGCCACGCAGTTAGGAACCGCAGTAAATGGGCTATAAGGAGTTGTCACTGTCTCAGGCAACTTACACTTGATACCAGCCACCTCTTTCTGCAAGCCAGCCAATACCTGATTGATAGGAGCCACAGCCTGACCCACAATCTGAGAGGTCATAGCAGAAGACTTGAAGGTGCTGTTCTCTTCACGAAGAGCATCAATCTTGTTCTGTAACTCTCTCATTTCAGCTTGCTTTTGTCCGTCAACGATGGTCTGAGTGCTATCCTTGATAGCGTTGTGCAAGTCACAAGTCTGTCTCTGAGTCTCGTAAGCTACGTTAGAGAAACCACGCTCCTGACCATTAGCTACGTTGTTGATGGCATTCTGCAAGGTTCCAGTCTGCTGGCAGATAGCCAAGCGGTTCTCGCAGCAGCAGTTGGCAATCTGCTGAGCAATCTGCATGTTACCCTGCTGCAAAGCATTGATAGTCTGCATACCGCTCATACCAACCTGATTACCTACACTCTGAACCTGAGAGGTCAATGCAGAAATGGCACTCTGAATCTGACCTTCGGTGCAGTTCAACTGGGTAGCCAAATTGCTGAGTGCATTTCGGTTACCACCGATGGCATCCATCAGAAGACCACGACCATAGTCATTATTAATCTCGTTGGCGAGACCACCACGACCATTATTGCCGAAACCTCCCCAGCCGTTACCTCCCCAACCCATGAGGAAGAAAAGGAATATTACCCACATAAACCATCCACCTTCGCCACCGAAACCATTGTTTCCCTTCATGGCAAGGAGGACATTTGGGTCAACACCCTGCTTCTGGAGCAGAGGCGCAAGAAGACCGAGCATCCCATTATTGGATGTGGAGCCTTCATTTCCGAATACATACGTTTTACTTTCCATATTATCCTGAATCTTTTGTTAAACATTAATTGATTAATACTACGTAACGTTACGAGCACAAAGATACGAATAATATGAATAGAGATTGATAAACTCGTAAAAGATTATATAAGTGTTTGATAAGCAAAGATTTATGGTTACGGAAAAGGTCATAAATATACAGGAGAGGCGATTTGGTCTCTCCTATATATATAATGTGTAGCTACTCCTAGAGGTTTATGCCATACTTTCGTGATAACTTGTGGAAGAATGCCTTCTTATTGGCAAAGTATCGGATAAGCGACTTATTCCACTTCTTCTCATGCCCGAACTGGTCATGGATGCCTTCGGGTATCTTGCCATCGTGAACATACTTTTCAAATGACGAGATAGATTTGCCCATTTCATTAGCACACCAGCCCTTGTTGGCTTGAGTATCATTCATCATGGCAGTAAGGAGTGCCACCAGTTCCATATCGTTCTCCGAAAGACCACAAGGGATAGGTTTTCCTTCCGCTTGGGCTACAGCTGATTCGTGTGCCTTATCTGCGAGAGCACGAAGTCCAGCTTCGATGATGCTGTAATTTACTAATTGCGACATAAGCATATAAAATTAAAATGAGTGTAATCAGGAACATATCACAATAGTACATATTGTTTGTGATAACGATAGAGCCGAACATAATGTGTATTACGTTGATTCCTGCTGCATATAAGAGCGGTATTCTCCACTCCACGCACAATCTGTGCAGAACCTGACCTTTCCAAATAGAAATCGGGTAAAGAATGTAAGTGATGAAGTAGAAGAACCATACTGGTTCCTCATTATCTTCATACAACAGCGTTATCTCCATTTTGTTGTCATAGAACTGAGAAACACCATACCATCGCATAAGCATGACGAGTATAGGAGCATACTTGAAATAAAGCAAATCCGTCTTAATCTTTCTGCGTTCAGGAAGTAACTTAGTTATCTCTCTAAACAAATTCCTGACCCGTTCGTCTTCATCTTCTTCTTGTTTCATAAGCCTTCTTTTTAAGTTTATATGATTTAGTATTCTTTTTGTTGATTCAAATATCTGATATTCAGATGTTCTTAGTTGCTGCAAAAATAATAAGAAATTATGAGACATCAATATTTTAAAACTATTTTAATAGTTAAACTTTATAAAAAAATTACAGATTGATAGATTTACACAAGAAAAAGAGGCAAAAAGTTTCAGATTGAAAGCAGTTATCCCCCGAAAGCCTAGCACTTTCAGGGGATAGTCATATATGTATTACTTCTCAGTCTTCGCCTTCTGGTTAGACACAACTACCTTGTTAGCCTTCTCCAGCACGGCAAGAATCTTCTTTCTCAGTTCACGAATCCGTTTCATGTCCTCAGCGTTGTAGGCATCCTTGCCATCATTCAAGAAACCTTTCTTCAACTCGGAAATCTCCTGCTTATCAAGAGCAATCTCGTCAATGGCATCAATGGCAGCCTTGTTGGTGTTGTAGTAGCCATCGCTCTGACTAGGAGCCGTATCAACCAAGAGGTCATAGGAAGTCTTGAATCCGTTCAACTTAGTGTAGAGTTGTTTCAGCTTCAAGTCCTCGAAATCATCCTTTGGAGTAGCGTGAGCCTTGTATATATCATCGGCATTCAACTTGTGAGGTCTATACTCCTCCCCACTCTCCTCAGCACGTTCCTTCTTCTTGTCTTCCTCATACTTCTTCACCTTCACATCATCCTGCTTGTACTGCTTATACTCCTCAGAGTCATAGAAACGTTCCAGCATAGAGTAATCTCCATCCACCTTAGCTTGTTTCTTCAACTTGCTCAGGGTATTGGCTGCACGGTCGTGGTTCTCCTTCATATCCCAGAACTCATCACCTTGTTTCTTAGTAACTGGTCTATCATCGGGATTGCTGACGAACTTGCTGAATAATGGAATATCAGCCACCTTGATTTCCTTTGGGTCGTTGAGTGACTTGGTAAGCAAACCGAGAACCTGACTGCCCATGGTGTATGCACCACCGAGATAAGAAGACAATACATGGTCAACCACAGCAGGGTTATTCAGGTTATATCTTGGGTTACCCAAAGCATCCCATTTGTTCTGCTGCACATCAGGATAGTCATTTCCGATTGAGTTCATCATCCTTGATGCACGAACCAACCAATCAGGAGTACCCACGTATGCCTTGGTAAAGTTAGGGTCATACTTGTTGTACTCTGTCTCCTTGAATAATGGCTTGCCAGTAAAGTCAACATTGAAAGCCAACTCGAAGACTGGGCGAATAGCATTAGGCATCAGACTGACCGCAATATTACCATCATATCCAGTTGGGTCGAGCGGAAGCATATCCACTACCTGACCGAGCAAATCCCAACCATAGTCTTCCCAACTCTCCTCAGCCAATTCGCCACCCATCATCTTGGATGCAATCATATCGCCCAAGCCATAGAAAGCACGGAACTCCTGAGCAAGAGGAATCTTCACGAACTCATGGGTAGTAGGAACCCACATAATAAAGTTGTTTCGTCTATCCCACTTAGAGAACTGCCAGTACTTCTTAGATATATCTTTGTACCAATCCTTATCATCATCACCATCGCCACCAAAAAAGGCAGCAGCCATCTTCATCAAGGCTGCATTAACGATAGGAACCAGCACACCGCTCGCTATCCACAATGCAGTTACTGCCGTGAATTTGAAAGGATGATGCTTGGCAAGCGCACCCAAGGTCTGCAAACTCTGTACTGCTGGGTTGATGAATAGATAGAGATTTCTAATAGTCTGCCAGCTATGTTCTCCAGTACCCTTACGGTTGAAGTTCAAGGTTACGTCCTTGGCATCATTCACAGCCTCATCAATGGAACGTCCATACTGAATAGAGGTCATGTAAACTGCAAATCGGTTACTATCCTCAATCATTCTGTTCAGGAACTCGATAATATCCATGATGGTGTGCCCTACCTTAACAGGGTTCGCCTTCCATTTATCCAAATCCTTCAAGTCATTCTTGAATTTCTTCTTCAAGTCTTCCACATCAAGCGAAGAGACAAAGCCAGTCTCGCCACCATTCATCATGAAGTCATAGAACATCTGTTCCTTTGGTGTTGCGTTTCCGTTATTTACCTTATCTCTCAACTTGCCTTTCTGAAAATCTCTCAGCATGAATCCGAGATTCCAAGAGGTAACCAGATTCTTTCTGAGCAGATAATTATACTTAGCATCCTCACGAATAGCGGTAGATGCCAGCGTCATGGTCAGGTCTCGGAAGTAGTTAGAAGGGATGAAGAGAGGTGAAAGACTGGTGTAGGCAGCAGCCATCTTTCTTCCCAACCAAGCAGCAGCCTTATCCAGTTTTCCGCTCTGAATCTCTCTTACTAGGTGTGCTCTGGTATTGTTCATCGCCTGAGCCAACTGCGGGTCTCCATTCACATAGATAACATACTCCTCGCCATCCTTCATCACTCTTACCTCATGTTCTCTCTCCTCGCTATGAGTCTGAGGATAGGCAATGTTCAGTCCGTCTCTCTTCTGGGTAGCATCGCCAGTCTGAGCCATTTTCTCCATATTCTGCTCGAAAGCATCAATAGCAGCCTTCACCTGATTACTATTCATCTGAGAAGTAATCTGAGGTGTAGCAGGAATCCACTCTTCGTTGCCGTTGGCATCCGTACTCTTCACGTACCAAGCCTTGCTCAGGGTCAGCAGGGAGGTAGGATGATTCTGAGCCAAGAGCATCAGGTGTTGCTTCACCCAGTTCTTGTTGTTCAGCAGGATTCCACTCTCTGCCATATTCTCGATGTAGGCGATAGGGTCGTCAGCGATAGATGTTCGTCCGTGTGCCGTCTTCAAGGTCTGATTGAACGCACCATTGCCGCCACCAACATAGTCCCATACTTGGTCGGCAGTAGTGCCATCCCATCCACGGAGAGGAATATAATGGCTATACATATCTCGCACATACAGATAAGTATCTTTGCTCATCATGCCAGCCTTATAGCCATCACGGAGAATCTTCTTTGTAGCCGCATTCGTAGCATTCCAGAGGTCTTGCACCTCAGCTACATGACTACTCTCAATATCCCTTACAAGTTTATGAGCAGCTTCCTCAAAGTCTGAGCCACCAAAGAGAGCCGACAAGCCTGAGTAATCGTAGGCGATACCATTCTCATCATAACGATAGTCCATATAGGAAGGAGAGTATTTCGTTCTGAGAGCATTATCTCTCTGTCTCCAAGTATTGAAATCCACTCTTCCAAACTCCAAATCGCTATCATTGGTAATACGGTTCATATCGCCCTTATAAGCCCTGTATGCCGCACTTCTCTGAGCCACGTCCTTAAAGTCAGCATCCAGTGACTTCTTGAAAGCCATCTGAGCATCACGCTCCAAGCCATGCTTAGCCATCATGTAGATACGGACATTATCGTAGCTATCACCCAGTATCTTCTTCATCTGATGATAAGCCTTTCTCAATGGCTGCAAGAACTCATTATTGTACTCCTCAAACTCGTTCTTTCCCTTGCCGTGACTGCGGTTCTCGGCAGTATAGGCATCCTCAGCCATATTCAGGCGGTCAACACCCACTTCCTTCATGATAGCTTCCTGAGCCTTGCGGATAGCCAGCATACTATCTTGGAAGGCGATACGTTTGAGCACAGAACCACGCTGCAACTCTCTGTTGAACTCTCCAAGGGCAGTATCATCATTCAGAAGATGCTGCTCGTAGGTTGGAGCAGTCTTCCAAAGAGCCATCTGCTTGCGGTACTCGTCCACTCTTCTCAGGAAGTCAACGGCACTCTCGCCAGCGTTGCGTTGTGGGATGGTTGGTCGCTGGGCATCCTTTGGCAGATTGTTGTCCTTCTTCCACTGGTTCAATTCATGCTCAAACTTGTCATAACGCAAGGAGAATCGGGTATTCCCCACGATATTTGCATTGTTCTCATCGAATATCACATAGTTGTAATCGCCTTCCTTTGCACCGCCATGAATCATGCCAGCAGGGTACTTGATACCGACAAGACCATTATCCGAAAGAATCTGACTTGCGGCATTATCTCCTACATAAGTACTCAACTTTCTGTAAAGTTCCTCACCAAGGTCAGCATCCTTAATGTCTCTAACTAGGTCATTGTACCAGATGGTAGCGAGTACATCATCAGGAGTAGCATCCTTCAAATACTCGTTTAAAGCAAGTACATCATCATCTGCCACATAATTCTCAATCACATCCTTAATATCTGATTTCAGTTTCTCAACTCTTCCAGCAACATCTGTTGTGTTAACATAAGTCTTCAATGTATGAGCAATGAAATCATTAAGAGGAGTAGCCTTAAAATCATTGAAACCTTGATTATCTGATACTAACTTATAGGCATCATCTGCCACCTTCTGCTTATCCAAGGAATCAGGAATCGTTCCTTCCCAATCCAGATAGTTGCTACCATTATCATCAGGAATATCCACATCATAACGAAATCCACTTGGAACATTGGCAAAGTCTTCTTCCTTCATTCCACGCACAGCATTAATCATATTATCGTATAGTTGAAGGTCTTCTTTGTAGCCATCTATCGTCTCCTTTCGATATTTCTCCCTATTTTCAGGAGTATCTTCCAAGTCGTTCTGATAGAAATAAATCTCATAGCTACGTGGATTTTCCTCACCATGTTCCCAAGCATTAATCTTCTGTTTGATGTTATCGGTTTCAACCTTATAGCTACGTTCAGCCTCAGCCTTCAACTCATCCAGAGACTTGCCATAAGCTATTTCTCTAGCGATATGCTTGTAATCATCAAGAACATTCTCGTTATTACGATATTTATTTGGAATATTCTTATCATTGCTTAACCATTCGCTTATCTTGTTTTCTTTTCCACGCTTTGCATATTCACCGCCTATCTCCTTAGAGTTGGTAACATACACACCATGACCGAAGCTCTCACTTCCCTCGCCTTCCAAGGCATGAGACAAATCAAACTTGTCAAACTTAGCACCAGTACCATGATAGGTACGGATGCTAAACTTAGGGTCAGAGCCAGTAAGCAGAGGAGCAATAACGTGTTCCGTCAACTGGGTAGGGATTCCATTGCCGATGATGGTATGGCTCAGATTCTCAGAGAATGGCATCTTGTAATCATCACTCACTCCTGATACTCTTGCGAGCACTCTGCCCATGGCACGATAGACCTTTCCGTCAGGCATCACAATCACATCACCGCTCTTCGTTCTGAGTGTTGGCAGCAGTTCATCTGCGAAGGCATGAGGAACCTTTCCGTCAGCATAGGCACTACCCATAACATACAATGGCTTGTCAATGTTACGCCAGTCAATGCCATCATCCTTCAAGCGAACGTCCATCCAGTTAGCAACACCATTCTTCTTCTCGGTCAGGGTCGGGATAATATCAGCCACAGCTTCATACCATCCACTCTTGCGTGCCATCTTCTTTGGCTTTTCAGGGAGTTTACCATCACGAACCGCACGGACAATCAATCTCTCTCGGTTGGTGTAGCCGCCATAGTCAGCAGCATTATACACATCTGCATCCCAAGTATAGCCGTTGGCATCCAGAGCATCGGTAATAGTCTTCATCGCATCCGAATCCTTATATCCCTTCACGTTCTCAATGGTCACAACCTTTGGCTTAATAGCATTGATAAACTCGGCAGTACTAGCAGCGGTCTCCTTGTCAAGTTCCACCTCTGCATGGTTACTCTTCGCCTGAGAGTAGTTCTTGCAGACTGGGCTGGCATGGAAGTACTCCACCTCGCCATCTATCTGCTTCACCAACTCCTTAGGGTCAACATCACGAACATCAGCAGTAACGATGTGCTGCCCGAAGTTGTTGCGATATACACCGCTTATCTTCTCATCATACTCAACTGCCACCACTGGGTCGATGATACCTTTCAAGCCTTCCTCAACAAGACCGCCACCGCTAAAGTATGTTCCAGCCTTAATGAGTGAGCCATCCTTAAGTGAGAACTTAGGTTCCTCGCCAGCAATCTCTGCCTTGCGGTTCTCGCCCAGAGCCTGAGCAATATGAATCATCTTCTTGTTAGCCATATTCCAGCCGCTCGGCATATCATCAATGGCAGTCTTGATAGCATCATCCACCTCATCAGGAGTGTTTAGACTCTTCAAATCATCAGCCATATCAGCCGCCCCACTCTCCTTTCCGTCAGCCATATCACGGAGAGAGAAGGACACATCGCCAACACCCAAGAAAATCTGGTCTTTGCGAGCCACGTCCTCAGTAGATTCTGCGAGAGTTTTTCTTCTCTCCTCAGGAGTCATGTTCAATCGGGCAGAAACGTTGCGAGCTTCCACCTCACCAGCAAGAGAAAGGTAGTTTTTATAATCATCATTCTCGTTCACATTGGCATTATAAAGAGCCTTGTTCTTCTCTATAAGAGCCTTGGCCTCTTCGTTCTTCCCTTCTGACTTCAACTGCCTAATCTGCTTAGTAACCTCATCAAACTTCTTTTTGATTTCTCCTCTAACAGAACCACTATTTCCACCCTTGCCAAATCCTTCAATGGTTTGTATTATATGCTGAATCTCATGCACAAGATTTCTCTCTACATCTTTAGATAAATATCTGTCACCATTAAAATCCGAATCAAAGTTAGTTATATTGGTAAATATTGTTTTGTCTTCTTCCGAATAAGCACCTCTATATTGGTTTGCGTTCAATATAGCAACTTTGATATTTTTCAACTCAGGATAAGCCTTAAAGAGTTCTGGAGCATCAAGAAGGTCTTTTAAAGTTCCTATAGGGTTAGTTCTTTCGTTATCATACCATATAACTTTACCATCTTCCCCATATATATTATCTGTTACCTTTTGACCCAGCTTTATCTTGGCATCAGGCATTTCGTATCTCCACTTGCCATCAGCACCACGCTCCCATCCAGTAGCTATCTTGATTTCCTTGGCATCCTTCTTCTCCTCTTCCATCTTGCGAGCCACAGAGAGATTATCCATGCGGAAGGTACGCTCCTCTGCCTTGTCAGCAGCAGCCGCACCACGCTCACCAGCAAGCGAGAAACGAATATCATTGTTGTCGGCAGAGAAATCGCCATTGTTATTCTCGGCAGACTTGATTTGGTTGGCATTAAATGCTACATAAGAAGTCCCACCAAACTCCTCATCATCTATAACAACGCCATCATATCCATACCTTATCTGCTCTTCTCTAAAATTATTTCCCGCCTCAATTATTGGAGCAACATTTTCATAATCTTCCTCGTAAGAATTGAAATCTTCATCGCTTATATAATTATTCAGATAATCAGCAAGACCTTCCAAAGTGTAGCCATCGAATGGTTCTACTATATTTAGGAAACACGCCATAGGTTTACCAATATATTCAGGTTGTTTTTTATTTGATGTAAACCAATGACCGATAGTTGTTGTTGCAGCATAACTCGCATTAGTAGCATTGCCAAATGTATTTTTGCCAACTTCTTTATCTTTCCCAAATATAGTAAAGCTCTCATCCGTATAATGGTACATCACCATAGGCTCGCCATTCTCATCCACCACCTTGGAAGCATTATCAGGGTCATTCTCCCAATCACCGAACCAGTTCTTGAAGTTGGTAGTACGGACGGTTGCCCATTGTTCTGCATCCAGTTTGGTCTTCTCTCCATTAGGAGCCGTCATATAGGTTCCGTTTGCCTTGGCATCAGCCACAATCTTCTCCTTCTCTGCTTTCAGAGAGAATCGTATATTGTCGCTACTATTGATAGCTTCATTGAAGGCACGACTGCGGTCACCTTCCTTATTCGGGTCGTATTCATACATTGGTAAGCCTGCATCCTCTATGCCCTTGCGTACATCTTCGCCCAAGTTATCAGGAACCACGGCAGCAGCAAACTCGTTTAGACGGAGAGGTCTGTTGTACTTAGTCTCAAAGTACGCACTCTTCAACTCTGTCTGTACTGCATTCTTCAAGGCATCCAGCTTCTTCATGAAGGTAGGAGTAAGGGTAATGCCATATTCTTTCTTGGCATACTTCTTAGGATCAGACTGCAATACAATATCGTGAAGTCTCTGCTCGCCATAGAACACATCATTATACAAGAACTTGGAAAGTTCATAATAAACCTCATTCCATTTCTCGTAAAATTCTTCCTTATCTTTATTAGAAGACAACTTGTCCTTGTTGGCACGCATTTCGTCTGTATAATCAACACGACTAGCCAACTTTGCGATAAAGCTACCAAACGAGGTATATTCGCTTCCATTGGTCTGCCCATCTGCTTCTTCCCTCATAACCTTTGAAACATTTTCAAGAGTCTCAGGTACATACTTTCGGGAACCATCCCTAGTATAGCCACGGAAGATACGGTTCTTCGTACCGAACTCATCCAGTTTGTTCTCCTGCCATCTGATGTAATCATCATAAAGACCATTCTTGTTGACGTAATTACTAGCCTTCACCTTAGACAGATAGAAGTCATACTTCTTGGTGTCGTTGTGCTCCTTCACCATCTGTTCAACAACCTTCTTTACATCGGATTTCTTTGGTGTACCATTCTTGTTAAGAAGACTTGGCGCATAGTCACGTTCAAAGATTTCCCTAGTCTGTTTTCTTACTTGTGGATTGATAGGGCTAGTCTTAACGCCAGTCTCATTATATATCTTTCTTCTTACCTCCAAAGAAACCTTTTCCCAAGTAGGATGGATGATGGCATGCTTAGCCAGACTTGTAACCTTTTCATTCAGTTCAGGGTCAGTCTTCATACTATTCAGAATATCCTCAGCAGTAGGATGGTCACTGATAATCTCTTTCCAGTGATAATCAATTCTTGAATCATACTCCTTAATATCAATACCATTTTCCTTCAAGTACATCAACTCCCAAGCAGGAGCATTATTGTTGCTCAGAGCATCTTCTGCCTGCCTCTTAATCTCAGCCTTAGCTTCACTTGGATATTCAAGGCTATCAACCCAGTCTCTAAACTTCTGACTACCCTTCTCGCTCATTTTACGCTCTACTGAAGGATAACGCTGAGTATAGGCATCAGTTATCCAAGTACCAGCAGTATTGCCAGTACGCTTATCCAAAAGGGCAGAAGGAGCGATGAAGGAAATCTCTCCAAAGTTGTCGTGACCAGTCTTGTTGGTATCAATTACAGCCAAAGAAGGATTGGCAAAGCCACCCAGTTTCAAAGCCTTTCTCAGTTTCTCCTCAGTAATGTTATGCACTCCTGCAAGAGTTTTTTCGTCCTTCAAAGAGAAACGAGGTTCTGCCACCGCCTTAATCTGTCTATCCAAGTCTTTGTACTTATTAAACAGACTATCCAACTCATCCTGATACTTCTCGAAAGATTTGCTTCTCAAATCATCCCAAACATCATAAGGAATATCGTTTTCAGAAGACAAGCCATGCTTATCCATATACTCCTTCATCAGTTGCTTGTTGTATTCAATACGCTCTTTGCTCTTCGAGTTGTATGAATCCTCTACTTCCTTCCGTTCCTTTCTCAATCCAGCAGTCTTCTCTCTGTTAGCCTCACGTTGCTTGAAAGCCTTATATCTATCCTTGTAAGTAACAGACGATAGTCCACCCTGATTGTATTCGTGATACTCAGCACCACTTTCGTTGTCGGCATTTTTGTTTGCCACCACATCAGGAGTATTGAACTCGCTAGGAACATCACCCTTCACCTCATTCACTTGGTCAGCAAAAGGTCGGTCAAGGTCAAAGAGTTTGTAGTTACCCCAAGCATCCTTATACACATTATCCAATTCATTATGGACTGCCTTATTATAGAATCGTCTCCATCGGTCAGCCAACACTTTCTTTTCGTAATACTCAGGAGAGTTTGAAGGATTGCTCATATCCACTAGAGCATACTGAGCATACTTATTAGGACGGAGTTTGGAAGCATATTCATAAGCATCCTCAGCCGCTCTTCTCTGTTCCTCATTCTTGATTGAGAACTTCAAAGAAGGATGATTCAAGAACTCCTCGAAAGTTTTTGGCTCCTCATTATTAACAGACTGCGCCTGAGAGAACTTTACCTTTGCATAGTCAGCAAATGGCTTTAGCTTACGATTGCTCGTATCAAGCCACTTGTCGAACTCAACCTTACTTACTCCAGTAATATTTCCAAGACCTTGCCAACCATCGCTATAGTTGGCGAGATAAGACTTTTTGGCATCATCCATAGAGTCATATCCATACATCACCTTATGCTCATCAAACGAGCCATCAGGATTCACTTGGTCAACGACAAACACATCACCATTCCAATTATCAAGGTCTGCCTTGTCATTAATGAACATATCCAAATGGTCACCATCCTTGCCAAACTTACCACGGATATAGCCATAGGTATCGTGCATGGTTACTTTCCACTCCTTGCCATCGGCATCCTTACCTGAGCGAGTAGAACCCTTTGGATTTTCTATAGTGTAATCATAGCCACCGAACTTGATGTGTCCTTTCTTATAGTTACCGCTCTCCTTCTGTGCGTCAGATGGATTGGTTTCAGTTTCCTCAATAGCAGACTTCAAACGAAGAGAGAACTTGGTAGTTCTCATGCCATCAATGAGGTTATCAACCATACCATAGCTATCAGCCACCGCCTTCTTCAAAGCAGCAGGAATCTCAGCAGGAACATCTTCCTTTCTTCTCATTCGTCTTACCACATAGTCAATAGCTTGGGCAGCACTAGAAGTGAAGATGCCAGTCTTGTAGTTGTATGAACGTGCATGGTTTAAACCGTAGCCTACATCATGAGTCTCATGTGGGAGATTCTGCAATTCGATCAGCACCTCTACCGCCTTGGTTTTGTCGGCAACATTCTTCAAGTTATCAATGGCAGCACTAACAATCTGGTCAACCTCTTCTTCAAGCAATCCCTGCTTGGTAGCAGAAGACTTCACCTCATTATCCGAGATATTAGGATAAACCTCTGTAGGATGAGCCACACGACCATCAGGCAAAGTTATATAGTATCTTAGTGGACGATTTGTAATATCGCTCACAACATAGCTATCAGCAGTAGGCTCATACACTTTCTTCTCCTTGCCGCCAGCAGTCTCTTCGATGTGATAAGGAACACCATTCACCTTGTAGGCATCCTTCAATGTAGAAAGAACTTCCTTCTTCTCTTCATCGCTGAGTTTCTTGCCAGCTTCAAAGCGGACTGGTTTTGACTTCAACGAGAACTTAGGAGCATCAGCTATCTCCTGATTGATGCTGTTCACAACATCATCAGTAACAATATCTCCCTCCTGAATCTGCTGAGGTTCACGACCAGCATTCTTCACAAGTTCTGCTTGCTCTGCTCTGGTCAAGATACGGTTCACCTTCATCGCACCAGTAATCACCCAAGGGTCAGTCTCAGGGTTCGGGTTGGTACGGTACATATAATAGCCATCAGTAGGCAGATGTTTCAAGCCAGCCAATGAATGCTGATACTTGCCCGATGGATTGATACCCTCTTGGCGAGCTTCCTCCTGATAATCTACATCAGCAGCATACTCCACCTCAGCGAACACGAAGTTCTTAGGGAAGAGAGTCTTATTTCCCTCAGCATCCTTGCGGTTGAACTGGATAGCGTAAGGCACTACACCAAGATGCCATCCTGGTCTATAGGCTAGCTTACCGCTACCGCCTTGTGTACCCTTGCCGCCCTGCTTAACCTGAGGTCTGCCAGTCTTGCTTTCTCCAGCGATAGGAGCCGCATCAGCATCGAGCCATACACCCACTGGTGTAGCAGCACCATTAGGGTTCGCTACCATAGGTGGATATAGTTTGCCATCCTTCAATACGAATACCTTGTATCCGATACCCTTCTTCTTAGGCTCAGGTTTCTGACGGAGAGAGAATGAAACATCTTCGCCAGTCTCAGAGTTTGTCACCTGACCATTGGCAGTCTTCACATAGGCTTGTTCGATGGAGCGGATAATGTTCTTGGTCACATCGCTATAATCAGTACCAAAGAATGCCATCTTAATCTTCTGCAATATCTCATGGATAGAAGCGAGCAGAGGATGAGACATCTTCATAGCAAGAGTGTGAGCCAAGTTGAGGTCACGAATCATTTCACCTACAGCATCAGCAACAACCTCCTCAGCATAGTAATCTCTAGCACGTCCAGAGAATCCAGCATCGGAATATCTCTTCATAGTCTCATCTACCGCCTTGTCGAAGGCATCAGAGCCATAGGTATCAAGCACAAGCTGAGTCAACTCATTGTATGCAGCAGGGTTCAGGTTCTTGATTTGGTGAGTCATTTCGTGACCGAAGATAAACTGAGCACCTTCCGTGATGGAAGAGTCAAGAGTGATGAAGATGGTACGATGCACGTTGCCATCGGAATCCTTGGTTTCCTGAATCCAGCCGTTACCCAACTTGTCTGAGTACTGCCATTGAATGTTAGCTCCCATCATCTTAGCCAGTCTCTCGAAAGCCTTTCGAGTCTGCTTCCCTACGATTGTGTCAACGACCTTCAAATCATCCACCTTATTCTTCTCTACATCAGCAGCACGCTCAGATGTTGTCTGCTGTGTGCCATTGTCTCTAGCAGAGAAAGGAAGGTCAGTCTGTTCTCTCTGTTCGCCTAAAGGAGCATCGTCCGTTGCATCCTCAGGAACCTCAATAGTCTCGCTACCCTCCTTTAACTTGTCAGGGAACTTTGTCTGCTCATCCTCATCATTATACTCATCAGAGTTGTATCTTTCACCTTCCTCAATACGAGACTTGATGATACCAGCCACCTTTTCCACATTATCAATGGTAACTTGTGGCAGCACCGATATAGGATTTTGAGTTTCGTATTGTGATACGTTTCTATAGTCATTATCCAGAGCCTTCAATCTGCTGCTCCAAGCACTACCCTTGTCGGCATAAATCCAGCCATGCCCACCTTCCGTGAAGTCAACATGGACACCTTCAAGTCCAGCTTCAGCCAGAGCAGAATCCAGCGCACTCTCAATAGCGTTAATAGCATCAGTCAAAGGCTTGACTAATGCTCGTCTCTCGCTATATGATTCATCCTTCTTCTTAGCACTCTTAGCATACTCCAACTGCCCAGATAGATAGCCATGACCCAGATTGCTTGCGAGCATGGCATCAGTCAGTTCCTTCTGAGCCTTTGCAATAGCTTTCTTGTCACCGCTATTCACCGCTGCCTTCAAAGCATCAGCATAAGGTGCAATCCGTTTTATTGCTTGTTGCAGAGATTCATTATAAGCCTTAGCTTTCTTGCTCTCTTCAACACCTTCTCTTCGCTCATACTCGTCTGCTGTCAAATACTCTAAATCTTCGTCTATATTCAGCAAAGCATCAGATACATCTTTAAATTCTTCGTCAGAAAGAGTCTCCAGAAGTTCATCTATTTCGTGAGTAATCTTATCAATTTCCTTCACATTATCAGGATTGTCTAAGATTTCCTCTAGATTTTTTGCTAAGTCAACAATCTTATTGAAAGATTCGCTATGAGTTTTCTCATCTGCATTCTCCTCAGCCTTCTTATCTTCCTCTTCCTGCTTAGCCTTCTGCTCCTCAGCGAATGCAGCGTTATCAGCCGCCTTCTTCTGCTCTTCAAGTATGTTCTCTGCCTGAGCGATACGGAGATTTTCAATGTAATTTCTTGCTTCCGAAGCCTTGAAACCGCTAGTGATTACGCTGAGCAATGCGTTACGAATATCCTGAGTGCCGAGTGATTCAAGGTTGGATGGACGATTCTCCCATAGGATGTGAACAAGCGCATCAATAGTAGTTCCCTTGCCATCAGCAGCGAGCAACTGAGTCTTGGCAAAGTCTTCTCTACTCAATCCAGTCTCCTGCTTAACACCCTTGCTTGTCTCTGTTCCCTCATAGTTGAGAGAGTGAGCACCGAGGTTGCTAGCCACATACTCCTCAGCAGTAAGCGGAGTTGTATCAGTAACGTCAATGCCAGTACCATCATACAGACGATGAAGGAGAGAACCGATAGTATCTCGGTAAAGTTGTGATACAGCCTCAGCATCATCCTTCACAGCACTCTTTAAACGAGCGAACTTTCTTCTTGCCTTCTCAATCAGGTTTCTTCTGCCCTCAGAAGTATCTTCCACATTGGCAAGTTGTCGCTCATTATAAGCATCACGGATAGCGATAGCAGAGTCATAAGCCGCCTGAGCATCAGCAATCGCCTTCTCCTTGGCATCCTTGGCAGCCTTCTGTTCCACGAAAGTCTTACCCTTAACGGTCATGTTGCTAGCCTTGTCGAGTGCCTTCTTTGCATCAGAAACCCAGCTACTGATTACGCTTTCAGCATCCTCACCAAACTGATTATCATATAGCTCAGCAGTCTGTTCGGCAGTCATCTTCGAGAAGTCAGGATTTCCATCCTCCAGCATAGGAACAATGGTTCCATCTTCAAGTGTAATGTCAGGAGTCTGCTCAGGAGCAGGAGTGTTCTCATCAGCATTTGATTCCGATTGATTATTCTCCTCATTAACGATATTGGTATTCTCATCCAAAGGTGGAAGCTCACGATGGTTGTTGATATAATCAAATGATGCAGACCATTTTTTACCATCCTTATCTTCAAGGACGATACTGCCCTGCTCATCAATACCTACAACTCTTGATAGAGTGTTTTCCTTTGGTCTTCCGAAACCATCGCCACTCATCCATATCTCGCTACCTTTAGGAAAACCGAGATTTTCCAACTGAGAATCCTCATCAGATTCTTCTCCACTATTATCCTCTATCATTGAGGATTCAGCCATAGCCTGCTTGTACTCATCAAGCGACATTGAAGTAATTATGCTCACATTCTTCTTGCTCACAGCATGAGGAACGAGAGAGCCATCACTCTTCAACTCCACCACCTTAGCTTTAGCACCAGTATCACGAATAAGGAACAATCTAGAGTCAGGATATTTGGTGTTTCCATCCTTATCAAGCACATCAACGAGCACAACGTTACCATCATCATTGAGAATCTGATTGAAATCAAATGAAGGTTGAATCTCTTCTGTCTCATGATTCTGCTGGGCAGCACGTTCATTCTCCAACTGCTCACGCTGAGCCTTGGCAGCTTCCAGTCTCTTCTGGTCTTCCAAGTCTTTCATCTGCTGCAAGTCTGCAAGCTGATAAGGATTCTCTACCACATTACCATCAATAGAGATAGCAGCAGTACCATCACCATAGTCAGCCAACACCTCATAGGTATGTTCAGTACCATCAGTATCAGTCACATTAAACTGGGAGCCAACTTCAACGGTTCCATCAATGATACCAGCAACCTCTTTGATAGCATTCTCTTTTGCATCAGCTACCGCCTGAGCCTTCACATCATCAGCAGGAAGTTCTTCACCCAGTTCAGAAAACATCTTCGCATCAGCGTGTTCTACACTATTCGTTGTAGGGTCATAGTATAGAATCATATCATCGCTATTGCTTACATCAATGGAGCCATCTTCATTGGTAGCAATATTACCACTGATAATATACACACCATAGTCTTCCAAGCCGCCTGATGCTTTGATAGTAGCGTTACGAACAGAGCCACGACTCTGGTCTGTGTACATATCCACTCTCTGTTCTGCCTGATGAGCAGCGAGGTCAACCTTGTCTTGTGCATCATCAACCACACCTTGGTATCGGGCAGAAGACAACTGGTAGTCATAGATAGCTTGGTCAAGTTTATCATCCTGCCCCGTCAGGGATTCAAGTTCCTCATCACTCATGGCAGATAGCTGCTGCTCAGAGATACCCAATGCTGCTGCAAGAGTCTTCATCTGGTCTTCCTGCTGAATCTGTATATCATGTTTGTCTGCATCATCAGCATCATGCCCCTCAGAATAAGCATTGTCAATATCTGCCTGATGCTGCTCATCAGGAGTTGTTGGTTCGTTGGTAATCTCTCTTGCATTCATTTCAGCAGTCTTGGCAATATTGTAGCCACGCATCTTCATCAGGTTCACACCATAGTTGATAGCAGCATTAATCTGCTCCTTGGTCATAGTATCTCTCTGACGGAGAATGCCAGCCAGCACACTACCCATCTGCTCGTTGGTTGCGTTATCTATCTTATCCTTGATGTCTGCCCAGTTATCGCCCATAAGATTCTGTGCATCGCTATCCGCAACATTAACCTTGTTGCGGAAGCGGTAGTACTGAGCACGATTGTAGATACCTTTTACTGGTCGGGAGCCAGCACCCATAGCATACATAGAACCGACAGAGATAGCCATACCACCTATGATGTCAAGTTGTTGTCTAGCATCAAGAAGGTCGCTCACCTTACCTTCACCATCCAGCAGGGCATGAAGAGGAATAGCAATTTCCTCCTCCATCACTTCTTCACCAAAGCCATTGATGCCGAACTTCTCCATCCACTTCTTGGAATTAGTGTACCATCCACTCTTGCCGATATTCTTAAAGAACTCAGCAGAAGCATTCATACCATGTTTCTCCATGAAGTTAACAGCACCCTTCTTGATACCATAGTTGTGACCAAACAACTTCTCTGTGTAGTTCTCCACCATGGCAGATGTCAGCCCCTTATAGAGAGCAGTACCCATAGACTCTCCACCCTCATGCAGGAGATTTCCGTTATCATCGAATGTACCGAACTTATAATCGCCCTTCTCGTCCTGATACAGATTACCCAGATGTCGCTGCATAATATCAGCACCAGTCTTCAACGCCTGTTCTGTTCCAGCCATGGCATACGAGCCGATAACATCTCCAGCCACGATACCAGTATTCTTCAAGATAGCAGCACTCACCTTGCCCATACCACGCTTAGCAGCAAATTTCAAGGCTCCACGACTGATGCCCTTGGTAATACCACCATAACCTCCAGTCAGGAAGAAGTCAGCCATAAATGGGAGACTCTGCCCTGCAATCTTCGTCCAGCGATAGATATTACCCATCTTCTCATCTTCGAGAGCCGCAGCAGCATCCGCACCCAGTTTGCTCTTCAATAGCATCTTATCAGAACCTGATAGAGGAATGTTATTATCCATCTTTGTCTTGATACGCTCCATCTGCCCCATGGTGGCGAAGTCAGTCAAACCGAAATCCCAAGTCTTAGCAGTAAAGGCAGTATTGTCAAGAGCCTTCAAGGCATCCTCACCCCAGCTACTTGTAGGATATTGTTTCACCGCTTCCATCGCACCAATCTGCTGCTTGACCAGAGCGAGAGAGGTTGCCAACTTATTGCTATAGTCACTCTGCTCAGCAGTTCTTCCGTTACTTGCACCAATACTAGCAGTATAAGAGAGCAGAGGATTGCCATGCAGACGATGGTCTTCCGCTATAGCAGATTCAATCTCCTTCTTTCGGGCATAGGCATCAGCCAGTTTCTTGTCAAACTGCTTTTGAGCACCCTCCTCAGTGAGATAGGTTCCATTCTTATTGATGTTCTCCTGCAAGTCATAGTTACCATTCTTGTCACGAACATCAAATACGGATGGAATCTCGCCAGCGTTTACAGCATTCATATACTGCTGCCCCTGCTTATCCAACTGATTCTGATGCTGAGAAGCATCATACTCGTTGTCGAACTCTACACCATCTGTTGTAGTATAGGTTCCAGTCTTGCCAGTTGTCGAATTGTAGTTGAACTCATTCTTCTGTACATTCTGATTCTGCAAAGGATTCTTGAAACCGATAGTCACCTTACCATCATTTGCATAAAACTTCTTTGCTCGCTCAACCGTCTTACGGATATTGCCAGATGCACGCTTAACTTGTCTAGAAGTATTCAGGACAGATTGTGCAACAGCCAAGAAACGAGAACGGTCAGCCGCACTCATAGGAACACTACCTCCCTTCGCTCTAGATGAAGTCTTACTACGAGGTTCAAAGAGTGCAGAGTAAAAACGCTCATAAGTATCAGGAACATCAAAGTTCTGAGCCTTCAAGTTCTCGTAGATAGCGTGTCTGTTATCCGCACCGCTCTTTCCGTCTCTTGTCAGAGCACTCTCAAACTTATTGTAATCATCAGGCACATCATAGTTATGTGCTTTCAGATTCTTGTATAAAGTGTATAATGGTCTTTCTGCCATGATATATATATTTGTTTGTTACCAAATTCTTGTTACCGATTATGTTACCACTTTACGCCAGTCTTCTTCTTACCACCAGCCGAAGAACCGCCAGCCTTATGTGTTGTATGCTTACCACCAGCAGATGATTTACCACCTCCAGCAGAACTACTTCTTCCTTTCAATTTATCCATGATGTATCTCACGTTAGTCTGAGTAACATTCTTGATTCTCAACTTTCTTTTAAGTTCATTAATCTTCTTCTGCCCCTCAGGAGTTTCCATCATGTCGTAGTACTCATACCAATATCCAGCAGTAGTTTGGTTACCGCCAGAAGATTTCTGAGCCTTATTAGCAATACGACCTTCTCGAAGTCGAGCGAGTGCATCCTGAGCAGCCCAATGACTAATCTGACCATCTGCAAGCATCTTCTTAATCTTCAACTGATTATCCTTATACTCTGCATCATTGGTATATTTCAACTCACTAAGGTCAAGTCTTCTGTTACCTTGGTCAATTCTCTGCTGTCCTTGGTAAGCCTTCACCTTGTTGATTTCGTTCTGCATATTATGATACCTCATCTGCTCAGCGAGAGTCAGGTTATTCTTCCGAGCTTCCTCATCAAGAGCGAGTGCCCTCTGATACCCAGCCAGCCATGATGCCCGATTCTTTTCTCTCTGAGCATCCATATAAGCCTTGCGTTTATTCACCGCCTTAGTCATATCCGACTCAGGATTGTGTACAACCTTTGCACCTTTGGTAGCGAAGTAGATATTGGATAGCGCACGGAGACCATCACCTAGAGCAGCGATACGAGCCTTGGTACGCTCCTTCTTCTCTCTGTTCGCCCTCTGCTCAGCCGTCTCCTGCTGCTCAGGATTCAGCATCTTATACATATCAGCATAAGATAGCTGCTTAGGCTGTTCTGCTGGCTCCTCCTTCTTCACGATAGGCACGGATGATTTGTCTTCCTCATCACTAGGCACTCCATGATTCACATCTACCCCATTGGCAATAGCTTGCTGAGTAGCGATAGTCTTAGCCCTAGCAGCCTTCATAGCATCATCGGTAGGACTAGCAGCATTCATCTGGTCAATCTTCTTGCCAGCCGCATCTAGTTGATGCTGGGTGAAGACTGGAGACTGAGTCTGTGCTACCTTATTGGCGGCATCAACACCACTCTGCTGCTTGTTTAGCACACTCTGTGTAGTCTTCAAGCCATTATTGTTTCGTAACATATCTGATGCTTTCATAGTCTTATGCTTTAATCTTTTGAAGTTTAGCACCAAGACTATTCAGTTCACCCTCAGAAGGAAGAGAAGTAGCCTTCGCCTTTAAGCCGAGAACATCATTGGAGTTCTTTGCTATACCATTCAACTGCTCCTGAGTAACATTCATATTTGGAGCCTTCTTTGCTCCAGCACCGCTATCAATAGTTTCAGCGATGTTAGCAGCAGTACCAGCCACACCAGCCACAGCATTTGCAGTATCAGCAGCCTTTTCAGCTTCAATACCCATCTGCTGGTTCTGTAACTGGTTCTTTCTGTTCATATACTGCTGTTCGATGTTATCCTTTCGTGCATCATTTGCAGCCACAATCTGTGAGGTAGTATCAGCAAGAGTCTTGTTGTTCGCCTCCTTCACAGCAGTAGTGGAATCATCAGTACCACCCATTACCGCTTGTCTTCCCTTTGCAGCCTTGTTTCTGTTCTTAATCTGCTCCTGCATCTGTGTGAGCAAGCGCACGGTATCAGCACGCTTGGTCGGGTCGGCATTGTATGTTCTGTCATACCACGCCTGATTTTCTTTCTGTTGCTGAGCAATCATCTGCTCCTGCTTACGTCTCGCCTTGCGGTTAGCTACACCACCAGCGATACTGCTTGCAAGTCCAAGACCTGCCCCAATTAATGCTCCTAACATATATATGTATTTTAATTATTAATAATGTGGCAAAGATAATAATACTAGCCGAGAATCGTATTTTATCCGTTAATACTCGTCTTGTTGATTCAATTATTAACGGATAAAACTCACATTAAAATAATAATTTGTACCTTTGCAGCATTAATAGAAAAAGAAAATGGCAACAGACAGAAATTCAAAAGGTCAGTTCGAGAAGGGAAGACCGAAGACTGGAGGAAAGCAGAAAGGGTACGAGTCTCCTATCACAAAGGAGTTTCGTGAGCTGTGTGCCGAATTTTCTAGAGAGGCTTGGGAAGACTTCATGGCTGCTTGGTATAAGTGCGAGCCGAAGGATAAAGTGACAACATTCATCAAGATACTGGAGTTCAACTGCCCTAAGCTACAGAACGTCACTCTTGAAGATAAGCGTGAGGTTCACAATGCGCTTACCGAGAAGTTAAGACAGATGTCAGAAGAGGAAGGATGATTCTTTTTCGTTTAAAGAATACGATTGTTTTTTCATAGGTTTTTAGTTTATAGGTTTTAAGATTGTAAGTTAGGATAAAAGTAAGGGGAATGCGTGAGCACTCCCCTTCTTGTTTTGCCATATTTTGCCACACAAGTGTTAAATTAGTGTTAAAATCAACAAAATGTTTGGTTATATCCAAACTTTTACGTACCTTTGCAGCAGAATAAAGAATCGAAGTAATAACATTCAGCCCTCGACAGCACGGTTAAGTCGACACAATGGCAAAAGAATTTGGAAATATCTATGCAGAGAACGTTGGTTATCCTCAAACTATACCAGCTTTAAGAGTTGAAATATACGAGGATGGTTACGAGGTAGAAGAGAGAATTATACCAGTAACAAAAAATCAACAAAGATATGTTATGAGCTTAACACGAGAGAAAAGAGTGAAATACATATCGAAGAAAATAGGAATTAATTAATAACCAATTCAGCCATCGACATCACGGTTAAGTCAATGAGTTATGAAGATTAATACTTTCCCTCGCACTAAGACAGAGGCTATGGAGATTGCTAAAGAGTACATTTCAAATCCTGATGGTCTCGCTTATGATATGGATATGAGTGTTGAAGAAGCTAAGGAATTGGCAGAGATTGTATGTGAGCATCGCATCCTCACCGTTAAATGCGATGGTGACGCTCCATTGAAGCTTTATTATAAGGTTGAAGAGTAATTATAAAATATTAGTAACATCTAAGCCCTATCGCACCACGGTTAAGCGAGAAGAATATGATTTACGGCATTTACGTTACAAAAGAGAACTTCGATATTTTCGAGGACGGAAGCAAAAAGAGAACATCTATATCTCAGGGTTGGTACCAGGATGCCTGCTATGATAGCATGAAGTCTGCTAAGAATAGCTTGGCTAAGGCAAAAGACTCATTGAATGAGGACTTTTACGATGTTACCGAAGTTAATAGCGTTACTATCAAGGGTGTTCGTGAAAGTGATTATGGTGGGGAGCGTTTTGCGCCTGCAAAACAAGAGGAACATGTGGTTTACCATATCGAGAAGCGTTAATATATTACGTTAGGGAACAGAATAATAAACAGATAAAAAGCCCTCGACATCACGGTTAAGTCATTCAATTATGACAGCATTAGATTTTAACGACAGAGGTCAGGCAAACGTATCTTTCAGCGAGTTCGACAACTACATGAACGAGCGTAAGGAACAGGGTGATTACACCGAAGAGAAAGACGGTATCACTTATTACTATAATTGTGGCGGTTGTTTGCTCGCTAAGTACGACAACAACGAAGGTTATGGTTTTACCTATTAAATATAGCTTTTATGTCAACTCTTAAAGCTAAAGAAGTTATCAAGGAGAAGGGCTTGACCATTGATAAAGTAGCCAGCAAGATGGGAATCACTAAAGGTACTCTATCTGCTGCACTCAGCGGAAACCCAACCGTAAGCTACCTTACAAGAGTAGCAGACGCTATAGATTGTGATATTAGAGATTTATTCAAATAGGAAAAGGGAGTCAATGATGGCTCCCTTTTATCGTATTCACTATCAGCGACCGCCTCTAGCCCTTCTATCCCCAGCCATATCCGTCTTTGAACCACGATTCACCGATGAAGGCTTATACCTGATTCCTGCCTTGGTGTGACTGGCATCCATTCCCTTGCGTGAAGCTGCCCCATACTTCTTATCGTGGGCAGCGTTATGACGAGCCAATTCCCTACGCTTAGCCTTCTGGGCAGGAGAAGACTCGAACTTAGTATCGTAAGCCGCCTTCCGTGCCCTAGCTGCTGGGTGCGTTCTGTAGTATTCAGCAGATTTACTTAGCATGTCTCTTCTTAAAATATTCATCAGAAGAAACAGAAGGAGCTGCACAATCAGGGCAAACCTCATCAGATACCTTACCTTCAACTATCTCCCAATCCTCAGCAAAAATATCTGAGACAGATGGAACCCAAGAATCAGCACGACCATCAGGGTTGATAATCAACATCTGATTGGTATAATCAATGTGCGCATTCTCACGACTCAGCAAAATGTTCTTAGCAGACTGAGGCAGCGACTGCATATTAGGGATGATGCCGCCTTCAATATGTGAAGGAATCTGCTTAACAATAAAAAAGCCCTTGCCATTCCATCCCTTGCGTCTTACCGCAAGACCAGACTTCAATGCCTCAATAACCTTGCCAAAATCCATTTCGCCAAGTTTACGATAAGCAGCATCAAATACACTCTTAGGAGACCATGAGCGATAACCATCATTATAAACTACAAGATAACCATCTTCCTCATCGGTTGCTGGCTTAATTTCTATACCTAGCACATACTGTGCATCTTTTAAAGGCATAGGCGTTGCCTGAACTACTTTTGTGCCAATATACTTTGGCATTCTACATAAATTTTCACCCATAATTAAACTATTTAAAAATTAATATATCTATCTCCAATAAAGTTCACGATGTTCCTTCTTCAACAAATCACCAGTTCTACACCACCAGTCATTCGGACTCGCTTTAAGATACGCTTCCTCATCAGGGCAGTACTCTTCATGAGTAAGAATAGGATGAGAGGTAGGATTGAACTGATGCACACACAGCAAGTCTGCATGATTGCCGCGATAAATGCGTGGTGGCATAACATCTTTCGCCTGATGCCAAACCTTGTTGAGGTCGATGAGTTCAACCCCATCCAGTTCCTTCATGACATCATCAATCTTACCCATCACACGATTCAGGACTTCTGCCCTATCCGTGCCGCCCTTCGCAATTAACCACTTGGCATCGCTCAGGGCATCTCTAATCAACATATCAAGTTCCATAAGCCAAAATTTTAATTATTAACTTCGTTCAATATATAAATCACTCTGCTAAACATAGAGCCAGCCCACCTATCATCCCCATTATGATGCAGATGAATATAGTCATACACCGCCCTATAGAAGGTCTCGGAAGTATAGCGCAAGCCATAGTCTTCCGTCTGAAACTCATCCTTGGCGGTCAACTCATCACACTCCAGATGCCGCTTATGATATTCTATCTTGCCATCTACCTTCAATACCTCATACCTATACTCATCACCCTTATGAATAGGGCAAAGGCACAACTCACATAGATGCTGCTTGCGAGCTGTTCTTACCTGACAACTGATTGAATCTATATTCATAAGCACTATTTTACATAGTTACGAAAAGCATTCAGATAGTCTTCTGTTCTGCTATACTTATAGATGGAGGCTATCTTCTTCTTTAGCTTTTCAACCTTTCTTTTGTCTCCTTCAAATTCATTAAAGAAAAGCATCACACCATTCACAAAAGCCCGAAAACTGACAATATCTCTAGGAAGTACAGATGCTATATCATTCAAGAATGTCGCTATCTCATTATGATACTTACCAGTTCTGTTAAGCATACCTTTCTTGAAAGTTGTAGCATTCGTAGAGCCATTGCTGAAAATAAGGATAGCATTAGTGATAGGAAGATGGTATATATCCATGAAATTTTTCAGAGCAACATAATTTGGTACACCTTTAGCTAGATAATATTGCATCCATTCTTCTTGTCTCCAAGGTTGAGCGCAAGTATTAAGAGCCTTCATTGCTGTCTCAGCATCCCCATCATAAACTACATAATAGATAGGCATATCTTTACTTTTGCATACCTCAAATCTGTTCTGACCATCAATTATATCCATATTAGGAGTAACTATGATAGGACAAACTTGTGTAAGATTTGCCATTTCTATGCTCTTTGAAAGATTCTTGTTACTACCTACTTTGCGATTATAGGAAAGAAACTTAAACTTGCTGTAATCATACGTTTCATTAATTTCCATAAGCCAAAATTTTTACTAGTTCAACTATATATACTATCCATTCTTTACCCATCCCCTAATGGAGAGGGCAGCAGCAAGGAAAATTTTTAATTAATTATCAACTACAATAAGCAGTAAATTATTCCTTACAAAAAGCCTACATAGAACAAAGTTACCCGCTTTGTTTGATTCATCTATGTAGGGGTAGTGCCTTTCGGCAGATGGGCACCTGTTGTCAATGGATGGGACAGAGCAGGGTTTACCTACATGGATATATTCTACTAGACTGAGCAGTTTTATATATCGGTCGATAACTCCGAAGAGGACTGCACGGATTGAACCTCGTATGTCTTGCCATTAAACTCAGGGGAACAAAAAAAAGACCCCCCGAGTGTTGGTTGCGAACAACGACTCAGAGGGTCATATCTTGTAGGCTTGCGCCTTGAAAGGAGGACTACTTTAGTCTGTCAATCGCAACTTTGACGATGCAAAGATAGAAACATTTTTTGGAACTGCCAAATGCTAAAAAGTGTTGAATGTAAACGAAATCGAATTTTTAGGGAAATAGATATACATTTGATATACGAAATGACACAATGTTAATCTAAGTTAAAGTCTTTTCTGAAATTAATTGTGAATAAGATTTAATTCGTATCTTTGATGTGGGTAAGTTAGTTACTTTGCAAAGATTAACACTTCATTGTTGCTATTTTGTTACTCGCCTAAAACAAAGGATTCAATAACAATCTATAAATCAAATATTTAACTAGTAAAATAAATCATATTGGAATAATAAAGATAGTAGATAGCCAACTTTAACCCACCTGACACAAAATGTATATCAAAT